CTAAATGCCTGCGTTATTGACATCCTGCTCCAAAGCCTCGACCGCCTTCTTTTTCCTCTCCTTGTCCGTATGGGAATAAATCAGGCTTGTGCTGATCTTGCTGTGACCGAGAAGCTCGGCCACCGTGACAAAATCAATCCCGTTCCCGATGAGTTTCGTCGCGAAGTAATGGCGCAGAGAGTGAAAACGGAAATCGACCCCGGTTTTTTTTCTTATCTGGCCGACCGTCCGCCTGAACAAATCGGGCTGATGGCGGTTTGAGATATCAAATACCCATTCTGTTTTTCTCGGTTGTCTCATTATTATCGCTTTTGCCTTGGGATTCAAAGGCACATATCTGATCTTATCGCCTTTCCCATTCACTAAAAGCTCGTCCTCATTAAGGTCCTCCCATTTTAGATTCAGGATCTCCGATTTCCTCATGCCGGTATTAATAGCCAGCATGCAAACATCATAGAATGATCTCTGCAGGGAAGAATGGGGTTCCCGGCTTATCTTCCTGGCTGCATGAATTATTCTTTCCACCTGGATGTCTGAGAGAGGCTCTATGACCGTATTTTCCCTGTGGAATTTAATCTTCTTTAGAGGATTCTGCTTGTTATAAATCTCCCAATCGATGGCCTTATAAAAAAGCCCCCTCAAGATTTGAAGATAGCGGTTGACGGTGGCCTTAGAGACCCCCTTCTGTTTTTCTGAATCATTTATTAATCCCGTCTTCCTTAGTTCGGTTTTTAGTTGCTCTATGTGGAATGGCGTTATTTCGTCCAGATAGACTATCTGGAGATCGGCGAAAAACTTCTGAATCTTATCAAGCCTCTGCTCTTCCCGAATGGCTGAGGCCGGTTTGGAGGACCTGGCCCAATCAAGATATTTCTTGCAGAAATCAGAGAATCGGACTTTGCTCCCGTCGTGTTCTGCCAGGAGTTCTTTTCTTTTCTTATTGAACATCATCAGAGCCACCGGCTTTTTTGTTGTGTTAAGCGATCTCCTGACCCTCTTTCCGTCGACGCGGATATCAAGCCAGTAATACTTTCCCCGCTTTATCAAGCTCATTATTTCCTCCAGTCTTTTGGGTGGGTACTAAATATTTTTAAAATGATTGCTAAATGTCGGCCTCTTACAAAAGCCGTAGATTAACAAAATTGCCCCGCCCAGATTTACCAGGATTGCCAGCCTGATACTTTTCCGTTTTTGAAATAGATATATCCGTATTCTTTGTCTTTTCGGCTACTATGAACGGGTCCGGAAGAAGGATACATGATCCATTGTTCGTAGACTCCGGAGGCCGTTGTTGTCTTGTTTATCTTATAAGGACTGCCGCGACCCGCAATTACCTGCCCTCGGATCATGCCGACAACGACATTGCCATCATGGATTGCCTTTTTGATTCCTTCTGGCAAATTTTTATTTTCTTCTAGATATATCTCCCTATAATGTTTAGCAACTTTGCTATTTGTTATTCCCAGAATTTTTTTATCGCTAACTCCCCTCGACGGCATAAATTCTGGGCGAAACTTATGAGTCTTCTTAGCGCTAGGTTCCAAAGGCCTTTTCATTCTTCTTTAACCCTCCTCCTCACCGATTTTACTCAAAGCATATGATATTTGTTTGAGTAGAGCTTTTAAGGTCTCGACATTTTCATCTGAGACTACCAGTTTGAAGGGGATATATTTGAAATCTTTTATAAAAAGTTCTTCCATGCTGATGTCCAGCTCTTGGCAGATTAAAGTTAGGTATTTCAAGCCAACGTTTTCTTGCTTCCCCAATTCGAGCTTGGAAATGGTGTCTTTAGTCAACCCCACTTTTAGACCGAGCTCTTTCTGCGTCAACCCTTTTGACTGCCTATGGCGCTTTAAATTTTGCGCTAAGACTAAGACTTCTTTTTCGCCCATTTGAGTATTTTTATACCATGAATAAAAATAAAAGTCAATAAAAATCGAAACAAATCTAAAAAAAAGAGATAAATATTTAATTAATCGGAAAAATTCAAAAAAAGTCTTGACAGCACTATTTTATAGACATATATTGCTAATATTTCGATATGAACGAACTGGTAGAAAAATTAAAATTTTTCATGGCCGAAAGGGACTTAACTATCCAAGATGTAGCCGACCGCATTAAAAGGAATCCCAGAACAGTTTGGCAGTTCCTTAACGAGAAAGTTAAGTCACATGACAGAACCGTTTACAAAATAAAAAAACTTCTGGGGGAGCAGTGAATCAGGATAGCCTTCTCACAACGGCACAGGTGGCCCGAATCCTCAAGTGCTGCATACCGACTGTTCGCACATATATAAGGGAAGGAAAATTCTCTCAGGTTTACTTTATCGGCAAGGGATTTCTCGTAAGCCAGAATGCGGTCGATGAGTTCCTCAACAACCATAATCCTGACAATCCTAAAGCCAGGATAGACTAAAGGGCTTCCGCCCGTCTTCAAGGAGGGCCAACCATGAATATTAGATAAAGGGATGAGAAGGTCTGTCCCGATGAGGAAGAGGAGAAGATAAGTTTCCGCAGAGAGGAGATGAAAACGAGGATGGGAGCTACCCATGTTTAAGGGCGAATGTCCCCTGAGGAGGATGAAAGAATGAAATCAATCTACAAGTACAGAATACCCTTTACTGATAGATGTAGTCTGCGATTGCCAAAAGATGCAACAATTCTTTCCTTCCAAACCCAGAACGGAGTTCCCGTTGTATGGGCAATTATTGACACACTTGAGGAAATTACCGAGGAAAGGAATTTCAGGCTATTGGGAACTGGTCGTCCTATTCCAGAGGATGTGGAATTGAATTATATCGGCACTACTCAGCAAAGCATTGAACCTCCACTTGTCTGGCATCTATTTGAGGAAGGAAAGAAATGAGAGTCAACACAGTGAAGAAAAAGAGGTCGCCCAAGTCTAAGGAGTCGATCCGCAGGACTCGAGACGAGAACATCCGCGAGTTCCAGCGACGCGAGGCCGAGAAGGAGGCGAAGAAGCCAGCGACGAAGAAGAAGGCGACAAAACCGAAAAAGGATGGCGTGAGAGAGATCCGGCGACGGCTGAAACCACAGAAGGATGCAGCCGAGAAGGCACGTCGGCCTTTCATGGTGCTGAAACCCGTGGAGAAGATGCTCGCCGAGCGCGAGTATGAGCTCCCGGAAGCACTGGCTAAATCTTACCTCGAGGAGGCGGGCTATGGCTCCGAGTCGTTAAAAGAGAGAGGCGATAGCGGGCAAAAGAATCTCCAATTCGGCAATGTCAACGACTGCCCGCGCATGGTCCATTATAAGTTTTTCTTCCCCCACAGGGCACGCGATTATACGGTGAAGGGCCTCATCCTCTTCGGCGATGGCATCATGCATCATAGGAACATCCAGCGCCGACTCGAGGACCGTGGCGTGGGACACAAGCCTGAGGGTTATCTGACGCTTCCGAACTGCGGAGCCGTGGGTTCTTACGACCAGCTAATCAATGTCGGCATGGATCACGGATGGCGCATCTGCGACCTCGCAGAATACAAGACACGCTTTCCTTATGCCTGCGAAGAGATAGGGCAGGATGCCTATAACCAAGCTCAACTCTACCACTTCGCCGCAAAACGCTCCGAGCGCCTGGAGACGAAGAAGATCAAGATACGCAACGTGAGGATAATGAACCGGGACAGGGCAGTGCAGACGGACGAGGTGCATTTCAGCTGGATGGTGCAGCCGGATAAAGCGAGGCAGGCGGAGTGCGTGGAATACATGGAGTGGCTTTACGAGAAGGTAATCTTGGAGCATTATCTGCCCCCGCAGCCATACGAGCCGACATCAGTGCCATGCACCTACTGCCGGTGGAAGGACTGGTGCTGGCTCGAGTACCCGGAGATCATAGTGGGCGAGGCCGAGCTGGAGCCTGTGCCGGTGCCGGACCGAGAAATCGTGGAGAGCCACGCCAAAAGGATACACGAGATCCTGAGACTCGAGTCCGAACTCAGGCAAGAGAAAGATAAGCTCGCCCCGGTCATCCTGACCTATCTCAAAGAGCAGAAGAAGCCAGTGTTCCCTATCGACGAGACCGAAGGCCTTGTCCCGCGACAAAGCAGGATAACGGTATGGGACAAGGAAGCACTGATCGAGAAAATCGGGCTAAAGGATTTCGCTCTGGTGGCTGATGTGAAGGGAACGCTCGTCACGGAGCTCATAGCACGCGAGTTTGTGGATGCGGGGATATTCGAGAAAGTCAAAAAATACAAGCTTAGCAAACCCTATCTCAAAATCGCAAAACTCAAAAAATTCGAGAAAAAAGAGCAGGACGACAGTGGAAAATAAAAGTTTCGATGAAATGGCCAAAGACAAGACCGGAACCATTTACCACGATGAAATGCGAGACGGGATAAGATTTATCGTCCTGAGAGGTCCGGCTGCTTTGTGTGCATACGCAGGCATCCCTTTAGCACATCCTTTAGCCGGATTCCATTATGAAGACTTGGCAGTCGATGCCCATGGCGGATTGACATTCGGTGATGCAGGCGACGGAAAGCTCAGACCGAAAGGTTTTTGGTGGTATGGATGGGACTACGGCCATTGTGACGATTGCGCATTCTATTATCTTAAATATCCAGAGCTTCAATCTCTGGCAAACGGCAAAAAATGGACGGTCAAGGAAGTGGTTGACGATTCCTGGGAGGCTTTGCACGACATGGCGAAGCTGAAAAAACTGGCAGAGCAACTGGGGGTCGTCCGCAGAATTAAAAGAATCTTTAAATATTATTTGGGTATCGTAAAAAGAACAATAAAGTCTTTATACCAGCGTTTCAAACATAAGGAGATGGACAATGCCGATAAATGAGCTATCCAAACGCAGGCGTCTGCCCCGGCTTGGAAAAATTCGCCTAGGCATCAAAGAAAAAACGACAGTTCCTTGCAAGTGCAAGGAGAAGAACCCCGACAAGAAGCCCATGTTGACCTGCCGTATCTGCGAAGGCACGGGGTATATCTTCAGGCCCAAAGAGGTCGATTACTTCGTCTGCCCGCCCGAAGTCCAGGCAATTTACGGGGAGAAGCCCAAAGAGTTGCCGATCATGTTCCCGGTCGAGAATGAGGAGGTCTTCTTCCAGCAGTGGTACATGCGCTACGGATACGGCGTTCTGAAGTGCATAGGGGACGGAATCAATGCGAGGACATGGGATGAGGAGAAGAATGGCTTCAGGACAATTCCATGCCCCTGCGAGCAGCTGGAGAATAAAAGGTGCATGCGCCAAGCTCTCCTTCAGTTCTTGCTCTACGAGGTCCCGGGTGCTGGCGTGTGGCAAATCAACACAAGCTCGAAAAACTCCATCATCGACATAAACAGTGGCATCGAATACATCAGGTCCCTGTGCGAGAGGATAAAGATGATTCCTCTTGTTCTCAAAAGGGAAGAGATGACTGCTTCGCGGACAGAGAAAGGAAAGCTCAAATCAAGTACACATCACACGCTGAAGCTGGATTTAGCCAACACATCCCTCAAGCAACTATTGGAATATGCACAGGTGAGACCATCGCGAATACTGCTACCTTCTCCCGACCTTGAGGAGGACGACCAATTCTATCCCCCGGGTGGCTGGTCGAAGGAGGAAGAGGAGGTTGCTGAGGCTGAGGCAAAGCCGTCCGAGAAAGCAAAGTCCCCTACCCCGATAGATGAAAAGAAGGCATTCGAGGAGACCGAGCTCAAAGTGCTACAGCGGGACTTGGACAACCTGAAGGAAAAATATGAAGAGTACGGAATCGCATTATCGACCGATGAGATGAAGAGGATTAAAAGCCTGAAGACCGTAAACGATTACAAGCTCGCCATCACTGATTTGAACAACAAACTGGAGAAGGAAATGCCGGGGGAACCGGGAGGCGGTGAAGGCCAGCTCTTCAAGGGGAAGTGAAAAATGGGTTCCGAAATTCTATGGCGACTATTGAGTGTTCTGTTTATTTTAATTGTCTGTGCCGTGTTCTTCTTCTTGGGCAGGGCATACGAGGGATCCAAAATGAAAGGCCTCAGGGATGAGCTGAAGGACGGGGAGGACACGGAGGAACGGGGCGATTATCTGCCACCAAATATTGAGACCATTCATCAGGGAGATCCAAAGGACGCATGAAAAACATGGGGAGACCGAGACCGCCAAATCCGAAGCCGTCCAACGATGGCTTGACGGTAATGTCTGGTCTCCCCTTCCCTGTGAGCGAATCCAATTAACAAGGAGAAAATATGGATAAGATTCAATTAGGTTCAACAGTGAGGGATATTGTAACAGGCTTTAAAGGCACAGTGGTTTCAGAGATTAAATATTTGAGCGGATGCCTTCAGTATGGAGTAAAAGCGAAGGTCGGTAAAGATGGAAAAGTGTCAGAAGTGGAATACATTGATGTTGGACAGCTTGAGGTTATTGAGCCTGAAAAGAAGGAGGCAGAAACATCCGCTGAAGGCCCTGGCGGAATAATGCCAGATGCCCCTAGGAAATAACAAGGAGTCCATAGGCATGCCCGGGAGAGGTTCTTTCATGCTCCTTTGTTCCTCTCCCCTCCCTTTTTTTATGTGAGCCATGAATGAAAAAGAACTCACGCACATCGATCTCTTCTCCGGCATCGGGGGCTTCACCCTCGCGGGAGAATGGGCAGGATTCAGGACAATCGTTTTCTGCGAAAAGGAAGAGTTCTGCCAGAAAGTCCTTCAGAAGAGATTCGGGGCAGTTATTGCCGACTCCGAAAGCATGGAACGGAGAAATGGGGTTGCCGAGAACAAAGGGAAGAAGCCCAGAAAAATCAACTCATTTAGCAACAAGGCTCCATTACTTATTCCAGAAATCCGAGACTTCGACGGAACGAAATGGCGAGGCACAACTCTCCTTACCGGGGGCTTCCCCTGCCAGCCTTTCTCTGTTGCCGGGCCAAGAACAGGCAAGGAGGATGACCGTTACCTCTGGCCGGAAATGCTCCGGGTTATTAACGAGGCAAAACCCCGTTGGATTCTTGCTGAGAATGTGCCTGGAATCTTCAGAATGGCACTCGACACGGTGCTTGCTGATTTGGAAGGCGAAGGTTACTCCACGGGGACATTTATTATTCCAGCTTGTGGCCTCAATGCCCCGCATAGAAGGAATAGAGTCTGGATTATTGCATACTCCATCAGGACAAGAGCCAGGAGTGAAAACAGAACGACTGATGACAAAAAAGGGCAAGCCCGCAAAAATAGGCGAGAGGGCATACGACAGAGAGACGGGGAAATTGGCACAGGTCGGCTTGACTCAACAAATAGCGATGCTCCCAACTCCCAATGCCTGGGACGGCAGGAGGGGGCCAGGAAAAGAACTGAATATGAAAAGCAAGTCTCAAAAAGACAGGACTTTGGAGACGGTAATTCAAAAGGGACTGCTCCCGACTCCGAGGGCAAGCAAGATGACGCACGAAAACAGAGTGACGTGGGAGGTGCGGAAAAAACAGGGCGGAGTATCAACCCCGCCGTTGTCTTTGGCAATCAATATGCTCCCGACCCCGAAGGCACAGAATGCAAGCGGTCCGGGCGAACATGGACAGGGAGGAAAAGATTTACAGACAACGCTTGGCAAGAAGACTGGCATGAAGTTGCAACCCGCTTTTGTCGAGTGGATGATGGGCTTCCCGCTTGGATTCACTCACATCGGGTCGCAAGGCTCAAAGCACTCGGAAACGCAATCGTGCCACAAATAGCTTATGAAATCTTAAAGAGAATAGCATGGATAGAGAATGAAAGAATTGCCGATTAATCAGATTGTCTGCGGGGATGCACTGGAAGTGATGAAATCCCGGCCTGCCGAGTCAATAGATATGTGTATGACCAGTCCTCCTTATTGGGGCCTCCGCGACTACGGAATCGAGCAGGTATTCGGAGGAGATAAGAATTGTGAACATGAGTGGAATGGATGTGGCAAGTCAAGCCAAAGGTTGCGAGACCCAAAAAATTCTATGCCTAATTGCCTTAATCCAGAAATGGGAAATATTTGCCTCAAATGCCAAGCTTGGCGCGGACAGCTCGGACTTGAGCCGACAGTCGACATGTATATCGAACATATGACAGAGATATTCAATGAGGTCAAACGAGTGCTGAAGAAAGAAGGAAGTCTATGGCTAAATATTGGAGATACTTATGGGGGGTCTGGTGGGGCTGGAGGAGATTATAACAATGGTGGATTGCGAGAAGGACAATCGCGGTATAAACAAGGCGAAACGAAACTTCCTCCCAAATGCCTCTGTATGATCCCCGAACGCCTCGCATGGTCGCTCATCCAGAATGGCTGGATATTCAGAAATAAGATTATTTGGTTCAAGCCTAATGCCATGCCCTCATCGGTTAAAGACAGGTTCAGCAACCGATGGGAATACATTTTTCTTTTCGTTAAAAGCGATAGGCCTGTTTACTGGACAAATAAAAAGACACTACAGCTCGTTACTAAGAAGCCTTTAGGGATAAAAGGGAAAGAAGGAATAGACTGGGAATGGAAAAAGGTTGGGGTAGTTAATGAAAATGTATTCAATGTCAGAGTTAGAGATGCAGATAAAGAAAGATTCCTGCAAAAAGCCACTGAGAAAGAAAAAGAAACTTACGGTAAATCAAAGCTCAAAAAAGTCTCTCTCTGGACCGCACATGATTATTACTTTGATTTGGATGCGGTGAGAGAGCCACATAAATACGACGGGAGAAAAGACACTTTATACAAAGGCGGACCAAAAGATATGCAAATAGGTAAACATGAAAGATGGCCAAATCCCGCAGGCAAAAATCCCGGCGATGTTATCAAAGCAGAAAGAAAATGGAATGAAGTCCCCGGTCAAGAAAGTCAATCTATTGCTCGAGACCATGCCGGGTGGTTTAGAAAAGACGGTTCTCCAATTGTAGATTTTGAAAAGGGCAAAAATCCAGGTGATATATTTAAGATAGGAGCAGAAACAAGGACTTACGGGGCGATCACTGGACATAGCGGTGCAGTAAAAGTCCCTGGCGGACAGGGATGGACAGGCCATCCGAAAGGTGGCGGTGCAGCCTGTCAAAAGGATCCTCGCTGGTGTCCGCCAAGGGGCAAAAATCCTGGGGATTTTTGGTCAACAAACACCCAACCCTTTCCCGAGGCTCATTTCGCCGTCTTCCCTGAAAAGCTGTGCGAGAAGCCGATAAAGGCAGGATGTCCAGAGCAGGTATGTAAAAAATGCGGGAAGGCGAGGGTAAGAATAGTTGAAAAAACTGGATATCCAGACCCTGAAAATAACATTGATGATCAAGGTCGACGAAAATCATCTGGTCATATTGCAACTGATACGGGAAGAAGGAAAGTTTTAAGCGGTAAAAAACATGCAGAATTTAAAGCAATGAATCCAGATAAAACCATCGGCTGGACTTCCTGTAATTGTGATGCTGGCTTTGAACCTGGCATAGTCCTTGACCCCTTCTGCGGGGCTGGGACAGTCGGAGTTGTCGCCAAGAAGTTTGGCAGGCGGTTCATCCTGATAGATATAAAAAAAGAATACTGCGAGATGGCCGAGAAAAGGATAGCCCAAGTCGGCTATCAGATGGAGCTTATGTGATCAAGACAAAACAGCAAGGAGGTTCGGGAGGCGGTTGACAGATTGAAGAAGGAAAAAAGATGAAGACAATTCTCAGTTTCGGAGCAGGAGTGAACAGTACGGCAATTATTGCCCTTGCCATGCTCGAAAGAATTCCGATGCCCGATTATATTGTTTTTTCAGATACAGGGGCAGAGTGGCCACACACATATAAATATATGGATTATATGGAATCAAAGGGCGTGAAGATCATTTATCTCACGGGCGGGAATAAAGGCATGACCCTTATTGAATATTGCCAGAAGAAGAGCTTTATTCCATCTCGGATGAATCGATGGTGTACGGACTATTGGAAAATTCAGCCGTTGAGAATGTTTGCAAAATCCTTAGATGATGACTTTGAGATGATTTTAGGCATTGACATGGGCGAAGCTCATCGGGCCGAGAGGTCGAGGTACAAGGAAAGGAAATTCCCCCTTATCGAATTGGGAATAGACCGAAATGGATGCAAGAAAACAATCAAAGAGGCTGGACTGGGGATCCCCCAGAAATCAGGATGTTTTATCTGCCCATATCAGAGGAAAAGACAATGGATTGAGCTCAAAAAATATTATCCTGATCTCTGGAAGGTTGCCGTTAATTTAGAGAAGGGTTCCATTTTCAAACACGAAAACTTTACCTTTATAACTGGCATGACCATTGAGCAATTCGTAGCTGATCTGGATAAACAAGAGGAGCTTCCCTTCGGGGTAGTTTTGGATCAGAGATGCGAATGTCTTTTTAATTGAGAGGAGAAGGATTTGGAAGGCGATTGAGAGTCTCAAGTGCTACAAGAAATAGCCGAAGGATGCGTGTAAATGCATGATATGCAAAAAAAGAAAGGGACTCCGATAAAGACTCCGCTCAAGCTCTGCAAACTCTCAGAATTCGGAGAATGCGAAAAATGGTTCAAGCCGAACAGGCCGCATCAGGACTTCTGTTGCCCTGACCACCAGCAGAAGTACTGGAAGCTGGTCCGTAAAGAGAAAAGGCTGCTTGTAAAGAAAGTTATGGAACACGATAGACGTATCAAGGCCATTGAAAAAAGACTGGGAATGAAATGAAAGGATATAAAAAAACGCCTGAGGAATACCGGGAAGAAGCCAAGAAGAAGGCCTTCGATTCTTTGGCAGGATACAAATTCTACATGTTCGGTTATTGGGCTGCGACATGGGTTCAAATGAATAAACTTTGCAGGATTCGGGAAATCAACCCTTTTAATCAGCTAGTAGACTTGGCAAGGAAATTAAAGGAGCAAAAAGAATGAAACCCCGCCCCCGGCACATCTCCTCGCCTGTAAATCCAGGCATCTCAACCCCGTTCGGGGCATCTCCCATGATATTAGGATTCGTTTGTTTTCATTCCGGCCGGGGGCGGGATTGAGATAGGTAGATGATGAGGAAAATTAGCATAGATAAAGAATTCCGGTCTTTAATTTTTCCTCTTACAGAGGCAGAAAAGAACTTGCTTGAAAAAAGCCTTCTTGAAGAGGGTTGTCGAGAATTTTTAATAATCTGGCGGGGAAAAATTTTGGATGGACACCATCGATATGAGATCTGCAATGCTCATGGCTTAGAGTTTGAGACAAAAGAGGCCAAAGTGAAAAATCGGGCGGAGGCTAAAATCTGGATAATTAAAAATCAATTCACTAGGCGCAACCTGACATATTTTCAGAGAAGCGAATTGGCTTTGAGGCTTAAGCCATTGATTGCTGAGGAAGCAGAAAAAAGAATGCTTGTAGGTGTAAAAATAGACCCTCAACAGAATTCTGTAGAGGGTTGGACTCAGGAAGAACTTTCTAAAATAGCTGGAGTTTCCCATGACACGATTTATAAAGTCGAGATAATATTAGAAAAAGCCGAGGCAGAACAGATTGATAAATTGAGGACAGGAGAGGCAAGCATAAATGCGGTTTATAACGAAATACGAAGGTTAGAAATGCGGGAATCCTTAAAAGCCCTTCAATTAAAAACAGACGAAAAATACAGGATAATTTATGCAGACCCGCCTTGGAATTACAAGCAATGGCTCCCTTTTAAATATGGGGATGTTAAAAAAGTCTACCGTACTATGACCCTTGAAGAAATTTGCGAGATGCCGGTTTCAGAAATCACAACCGACGATGCTGTTTTATTTTTATGGGGTACTTCGCCTAAATTAGAACTGGCTTTTAAGGTAATTAAGGCTTGGGATTTTGAATATAAGACCTCTTTTGTATGGGATAAAGTAAAACACAATTTTGGTTACTATAATTCAGTAAGACATGAATTTTTATTGATTGCTGGCAAGGGGGTAAGCACGCCTGACATCAAAAAATTATACGACTCGGTTGTGTCAATTGAAAAGTCTGGAAAGCATTCAGAAAAACCCGTTTATTTTAGGGACTTAATCGACTCTCTTTACACATGGGGAAATAGAATTGAGCTATTTTGGAGAGGAGAAGAAGAGGAAATAAAAAAAGGTTGGGATGTGTTTGGAAATGAATAATAAACCCAAACCAGAAGAAATAACATATTTACAAAAAACCTATGGTTCTAATATTAAAATTCATTCATTCGAAGATAAAAATTTAGAATTTGATTGGCTTATATGGCATAGAAATTTATTTCTAAAAGCAGAAATTAAACGAAGGTACTTTGATGAAAATAACAAGCAGATACTTAATAGGGCAGATATTTTAGTTGAATTAATTCAAACAATACCAGCCTTACAAGTGCCTGGATATGATGAGAGAAAACGGGAGATTCTAGACTATTCTTATCTTTTTAGAGATAGATTTTATAACGAACAAAATGCGATAAAGACAATCCACCAAGCTATTGGTTGGTTATACAAATGCACTGGCGATAGATTAATCTTTTTTAGATATATGAACTCCAAGCTTTATGATGTGATTGATTTAGATTGGGTTAGAGTTAAATCATGGATTTTTAATAGTTTTGATTATCATTTATTTGGTCTTCAACATTCAAATAAAAGCACACAAACGCTTAATATTTCAATTCCAATAGAAACAATTCCCCTGCCTTTTATTCACTATACGCTTTATGGGGAAAGAGATAGAGAATTAAGAAATAATAAAAATCTTAATTCATAAAATAATTGGGAAAATAAATGACCAGAATTCGAATAAGGAATCCATAAATGCCGGAAGGACGCATGCTTAAGAAGGTCATATCGGAGAGCAAGAAGCTCGGTGCTCTGCCATCCGACTCGGCCCGCCTGCTCTACACTTGGCTTATACCTTGGCTTGATGTTGAAGGCCGGCACTCGGCGGATCCGGAGATCATAAAAGGCCATGTGTTCCCGAAGGTCAAGTCTATGACCATAAGAAAGATAGAACGGCTTATCCATGAACTCAACGAGGGCAGGCTGATAATCCTGTATGTGTGCGATGGCGAGAACTACCTTCAATTCAAAAAAACGCTTCAGAAAATAGACCCGACGAGGGAGGCGAAAACGACAATTCCAGACCCGAAAAAAGGGCAAATTATTAAGCCAACTCATGCGAACTCAGGAGTAGGTCATGAGAACGCATCGATAAGTAAAGTAAATGAAAGTAAAGTAAAAGGAATTAAAACATATGCGCATGGAGAACCGGAAAAACTATTTGAAAATTGGTGGAAACGCTATCCAAGGGTAGAGGACAAGGGGAAGGCGAAGTCCAAGTGGCTATACCTTGTAGAGAACGAAGGCGTGGATCCGCAGAGTCTTGAGGATGCACTAACCGGCTACATAAACATATTGAATGCGAACGAGACGCCGGAGCAATATGTGAAACATGCGAAGAGCTTCCTCTACAACGGAAACAAGGCGAAAAACATACCGTCAACTTGGGAGCCTTACATCAAATATGCGGACCCGAAATATCGGGCGAAACCGCCATTATAGGAGGCATCATGATTTTAACTTTACTGTGTATTTTCATTATTTTTCTGGGATTAGTTTTTCTTGCGATTCACCACGCCAAAAGCGATTACAGTGCGTGGGAGATGGTGGCCACAATGACTCTCGTCATCGGCGGGATGTTGTTGGTTGTCTGCCTGACTGCCATTGTCATGAGAGGACCGTGTGCTGATCTCCATGTGAGGAAATTCGAGGCCGTGCAGTCGACGCTGGACAAGGCAAGACTCAACGAGAATATTTCTCCGCTTGAGCTGGCCGCCATCCAGCAAAAGGCCGTGGAGAAGAATGAAGAATTGGCGAGCATGAAATTCTGGGCCACCCATCCCCTTTCAAACTGGTTCTACAGCAAAAAGATTCTCACTATTAAACCTATCGAGTGAAGAAAGTGAAGAGAAGGCGTAAATGGAAAAAATCCCTTTCACTAAAAAACCGCCATCATGTCCCAAATGCGGTTCGAGAAAAGTAAATAGACGGCACCATCCATATGCTGGTCTCGGGTCAAAAGTCGGTCTGCACAGTGGCGAATTTTTGGAATGCCATTGCCAGAGCTGTCAGTACTCATGGCCACAGGAAACAAAAGAGGCATCATGAACATAGGCTGGCTGATTTTCGGAGGCGGGATTATTGCGGGCATCCTGGTCGCTGGTTTTTTCGCCTCCCTGAAGATAGGCGGACTCAGGAAGTTAATAAAACTCAAGGACACCAGGATATGGCTCCTGGAAAAGTTGCTCGAGATTGCGAGAAAAGGAGAAGAAAAATGAGAGAAGAAAAAATTAGAGAATTTTTTGAGAAGGTGGGTTTAAATTGTTGGGTTGCTAAAAAACCAATTGTTCGAACAGATGACGATAGAATCTTTCAGATGACCATTCGACGGGAGAGAGGAGGGAGTCGCGAGCATTTTGGAATTTACTGCGGAAGCGAGAAGAATGAGGTTTTCGTCCTGGACATTGATTACAAGAGGAATCAGGTTTTGTTGTTTGTTAGGGAGCCGAGAAGGAAATTCCGTTACTTTGAACCCGAGCCGGGGAAGATGTTTGGGGGCGAATGGAAAAGTGGGGTCTCAGATGCAAGTGCGAGGAAATATCTTATGGGTCTGGATGAAACGCACTATTTTATCACCCAGCTTCCAAGAGGCGGAGCGGTGAATAAAGTCGAGGATGCCCATCGAGTTCTCAGGCCATCGCATCTGGAGAGAAAAGGAAGGCTACGGAAGAGTGCCAAGAGGCAAGGCGAGTGGTTTTTCATCCCTGCTACGGAAGGCCAGAAAAAAAGGCTCGCCAGGATGAAGAAAGCATCATGGAAGATTTGGAGGCATCATCCTGTCTCCGAGGTCGGCATGGAACCCGCAGGAACTCCGCATGAGGCCGATGAGTACTTAGAACTCAACATCAAGGGAGAGGTACACCAGTTTGTTCGGGGAAAGATTCGCCATCCAGATCACAGAACCACTATCCTTGACGAGTGGCATCAGGTTTTTCGCAACCTTGAAATTGTGGATCCTGTTTCAAGAAGGAGAATCTTAGGCTGGGTTGATTAATGAGGGTGGGTTTGATGCCGTTAAATAAATCACGAGGGAACATGTACCCCTGGGCGACGCATACTTGGAATCCGGTGGCCGGCCTCTGTATCCATGCCTGTGCCTACTGCTACATGAAGAGGTTCAAGCTCCGTCCAATCCGGCTCAAGGAGGAGGAGCTGAAGGTCTACTTGGGGACAGGTAGGATCATTTTCGTATGCAGCGGGTGCGACCTGTTCGCAAGGAATATTCCGAAAGGCTGGATCAAGGCCGTGCTGGAGAAGTGCCGAGGTACCCAAAATACATATCTTTTCCAGAGCAAGGACCCATGGCGGTTCCACAGCTTCTTGAAGGATTTCCCGGCAGGCAGCATCTTCGGGACGACGCTGGAGTCGGATATCCATTATCAGGACCTGAGCAGGGCACCAGACCCTCTTGAGCGAGCGGCCGCAATGATGGGGCTGAGGCACAGGCGGCGTATGGTGAGCATTGAGCCAGTGCTGAGATTCGACCTAGACCGGTTCGTGTACTGGCTCAAGCAGATCAAGCCGGAGTTCGTGTCCATAGGGGCGGACAGCCAGGGTCATAAGCTACCGGAGCCGGGGACACAAGAACTCAAGAGGCTGATTGGTGCGTTACAGGAGTTTACCCGAGTCAGGCTGAAGGGCAACCTGAGCCGGTTGCTCGGGGAGAAAATCGAAGACAGGGGATGAATAATATGAGTGGCGGGGCGAGGCCCGGCGGGGCGTGGCCCGGCTTGGCACGGCACGGCTGGGCGAGGCCCGGCCAGGCGAGGCTAGGCGAGGCTAGGCGAGGCAGGGCAAGGAACGATTACAGTCTGGAGAAATGTCGCAAAGGAGGAAAAATTGAGTTTATACAACTTGCTTTTCGGCGTAAATAAAATAGCACCTTTACTGCTTTTCATTCTGGACATAGACCAGCCTGACGAGAAATGGCACAGCGGGCGGTTCAGGGACATTTATCTGAATGAAGACGGAACGAAGATCACCCTCTACACCCGAAACGGCGGAGGAAACAGACCTCATTGGGGATTTAGTTATGCTAAATCTCAAGAGGGAGAAGATTGCCGATGCCCGGGATGCATCATCAGTTATAAGTTGCCGAAGCATCCGAATTACATAAGGGATTACGACGATGATTTTGACAGCACCTATGCCTGCATAGAGTTCGATGTGCCGGAGCAATTCAAGGAGATTGCGGAAGGACTGGCCACCGGGAAAAAGCCGGAGTCCATCCACGAGAAATTCAACAGTTATATTGAGAAGCTGAAGGCGGGCAAAGAGCGGGTTCCAGATGAGATAGAGAATATCTTCAAGAAAATAATTAAGGAGATTAAACAACAACGAGAAATCAAAAAAAGCAGCACCACACGGCGGGAGGAGAGAAAAAAATGAACGCATCTTATGAGGACATCAGAAAGAGAATAAAAGAAGAGCCGCTGTGGTTTGATACGAACGGAGTCCCAAGATACGACAAGTTTCATCCTAGTCTCAGTCCCAACATATATGCCGATGAGGTCATTTTGCTAGAGATAGCCTGCCAGCGTTGTGGCGTAAAATTTGAAGTGGAGATGAACGGGGACAACTTTAAAAGGTTGCTCATGGGCAAGCCTGTCCCCTCTTTCACAGAAAGGGTTAAAAAAATCAGAAAAGAGAAAGCGGAATTCTCCCCTATTCATTACGGCGACCCGCCTTTCCACGGCTGTGTCGGGGACACCATGAACTGCATGGACCTAAAAATTCTTCAATTCTGGAAAAGGAGCAGGAGCAACAGATCATTTTTTAGGTGGATGAGGATAAAGAATTACGAGATCGAACTGGAGAAGGATGATGAGCAATGACATCAAAGAAGTGCTGGTCGGCGTGCCTTCCTTGGGTCCACAGACGTGTATGACGCTGTTGCACATAGGCGAGACTTTGAAGGCGAAGGCATCAAAGGAACCCAACCCGGGGGTTAGAGCCGAGTTGCTGGACTTTGCGGATGCGATAGGCAGAGTTTGTGCCTATTCCGCTCTTCATCAAAAGGCGGTGTTGGATAGGTTCGGCGAGCTCATAGGGAAGAGAAGGAAGGAGGAGGAATGAACTCGAAAGGGATCTTCCAAACGGAGAAGCAGGTCCCCTGTCCCATTTGCCATGTCGATATCGACTTGGCCACGAATAAATTCCCCCTGGACAAGCCGGTCATCATGAGTTGTCCCTGGTGCGGAAGAAAGATTCGGGTGAGGAAGAAGCTGAGGTTGATACCCAAGGACCGGCGGGGGATCGAACTCATCGTCTCAGAATGTAAGAAGACCGGCAGCGGGAGGAGGAAGGAAGAGGAAAGAGGCTGGCCATGAGCTATGATGTAAGCCTTGAAAAAGACGGCAGGGTCGTTGGGGTCGACCAGCATTTTGAGGGAGGCATAATTTGCCTTCAAGGTTCGGATACCGCCGAGCTGAATATAACTTACAACTACAGCTATTTTTTCAAAAAAAGCCTGAGCAGGAACAAAGGGATAAGATGGCTATACGGGAAAAAAGCGAAAGACACAATCAAAAGGCTTAAGAAGGCAGTAAAAGAACTAGGCACACGACGGGACTCTGATTATTGGAAACTTACGCCAGGGAATGCTGGATATGCCTTATCGATTCTTCTTGAATGGGCAAAACAGCACCCCGAGGCGATTTGGAAAGGAGACTAAAATCTTAACAAACTCTAGGAGGCAAAGGTAATGAATTATCAGAATGAGAAGACAGGACGGATTAATCCTGTCCTATGGACGGTTTTGGGCATTATTAGTTTAATGTTTTTAATCGCCTTGGGGATGTGGGGCTGTCCGAAATACAATGTGTGGCAGAAAGAGCTTAGTGGAAAGGCTCAGTTAAAGGAAGCCGAGTGGAACCGTCAGATTACAATTAAGGAAGCGCAGGCCAAAAAAGAAGCCGCTAAGGCTTTGGCAGAAGCCGAAGTTGAAAGAGCGAAGGGCGTTGCCGAGGCAAATGAAATTATAGGCAAGAGCCTTAAAGACAATGAGGCTTATTTGCGGTATCTGTGGATTATCGGCCTGCACGATGGAAGTTCAGAGGTTATTTATATTCCCACAGAAGCCAATTTACCCATTTTAGAATCGGTTCGCAAGCTTCAATCCAAAGCGGAAAAGTAAGGCAAAGGCAATTAAATTTTAGGAGGTAAATTTATGATCAAGAAGAAAAAAGAAAGCCAGGTTGTATTCCTGCTGGACCAGACCGGCTCCATGCAGGATTGCAAGAAGGACACCATCGGGGGCTTCAACACGTTTCTCGAAGAACAGAAGAAGAATAAAACCGACAAGCTGAGATTTTCCCTGACGCTTTTTAACTCGGCTAAAGTCGAGAAACGCTATGTCAACGAAGAGATCAAGAATGTCAACCCCCTGTCGGATGCGAATTATGTCCCCAGCAACCTGACTCCCCTGTGGGATGCCATGGGGAACACGATCCAGAGTCTGCCAGAAGCCAGGGATGTGTTGTTTGTTATTCTGACTGACGGCTACGAGAACTATTCCAAAGAATTCAAGGCCGAGACGGTAAAGCAGATGATCAAAGAGAAGGAGAAGGACTTCGGATGGAAGTTTCTGTTTCTCGGGGCGGACTTGGCAAACTTCAACGATGCCGTCAGTGCCGGCATCAACTTCGTTTTCAATGTCAATAAAAAGGACATGAAAACGGCCTATGCAAGCTTGTCGAACACGGTAGCCCATTACCGTTCAACTGGAGAAGTAAGGTACGAAGATACGGATTACTACAAGAAATAAGCAAAGCCGTCGTGGATCGGAATCTAAATAAAGGAGGAGAAGATGAATTTGCCATTCAATAAAATTCATGACCTGTTATTTTCTTATGGACGATTAATCATTCCTTGGTTCGGCAAAGACCGATTTGGCAAGCGTAGGTGGCTGGCATGGTTTTTTAATAAAGGCACGTTTTTCAATAGAGGTATAAAACGAACCGACAAATACGGATTCCATAATTGCCGTGCCAAATTAACCGCATCAACCAATGGAGGAGACGGATGGAAATTAAAAGAGTAATCAGTAGGAGCAAGGATGGCTTGCGGATGGAGGTCATAACGGAGTACGGCAACGGCATACTGCGGACACGCCATGTCCACCGGGGCAAAGGCGGGAAGTGGAGATATTGCACGGGGTATGCGGACGAGGAGAGAAAGAGACCGATTCTGAGGGAGCTGGCCTGAAGAAGACAACAATGACTGAACCTAAAGAGTCCTCATGGAACCTCGTTTTCTGGCTGTTGATCTTTGCGTTCTTGGTTTTGGGACTCTTTACTTGTTGAGGAGGATGAGATGAGCCGAATGCACATAGGCAAGGAAGATTGGGCGTTTAAAATTTCAGGCAAAGATGGGCAGTTAGAAATGCACATACCCAAAAAACATGAGTATCCTTTTGAGGAGATGACAGTCGTGGCAGTGGGTCTGATGAGAATTTGCCAAGCCATAGGAGCTCTTTTGGATGAATATCTGAAAGATAAACAACCAATCAAAAAATTCAGTGTCGAATAATTAGTTTTATGTCAACTAAATACATTTATGGATGGAAGAATAATTCAAAACGACAATCTTTATGTGGAAAACAGTGTCGAGTGTTAGCAAGGGGAAAGATGAATAGCGCATTGGTAGAATTTGATAATGGACAGCAAGAGATTATAAGTCGTAATGCCTTAAGGAGGAGAAGATGAGTAAGCTGAGAAAGGAAAATTGTCCCCATTGCGGAGTGCCGGGGAGTTTGTTTGTCTGTTCTTTCGGTGCCGTCAATTGTGCCAACTGTGGCGAATTCGTGAGGAAGGCACAGGGAGAAGAATTGAGAATAGCCTATAAAAAATTCAAAAAATTGCAATCGATTATAAGAAGGTCGGAAAATGAAAGAACTTAGCCAAGAGATGCTTTTGAAGGAACTTGAAGCTATGGCGATAAGAAGTGAGCTTTATCTGCGAGGAAAGAGATATAGAAGGAAATGGGACGAGATTAAGAATTCAGAATTTTTTAAGCGTAGCATCCGAGCTTTTCATCAAATCAAGTCCCTCATCTTGCAGAAGCCCATCAGTATGGACGAAGCGAAGATGGAGGAGTTTTTACAGAGACGAACAATAGCTTTGATAGAGGCTTTCCATGAAAGCAATATACTACACACTCTCAAAGAAACATTGGCTGAATACGATACCTTAAAGGAAGTCCCGATGAGGAAGTCGAAGGTGAGCATGAATATCATCAAGGCAATTATGAAAGATATAGAAAAGGGGCATGTGGATGAAACTTATTTGTGTGTGGTTTTTGAGGAAGCAGGAGTGGAGGTTAAGAAATGAAAACATTGGTGGCACAGGCGGTTCCTATGCAAATGTCTAACCACATCTGAATACCACCCGCCGCCAATGACAAATCAGCAAGGAGGAAATTGATGGCATACGCAGTTCCTATTAAACATTCGGCGTTTACTGCCCGCCGTCAATTCTCCTCCTTCATTAAACAATGACCATGAAATCAACAATCAGATTATTCAAGGCAGTTCCGGTAAAAACAAAACGAAAGAAAGCCAATAAGGAATTATTGGAAAAAACCATCAGGCGAGGGTATATATTTTCTCCAGAGGTCATCTATAATTACTCGAATTATGATGAGCTGATTCGGTTGGTGGAAGAAATATATGGCATAACCGCTGAAAAGCTGAACAACTCGTTTCATAAGTCCTGGGTCAAAATAAAAGAAGCCGACATGGAACAATTGGTGGTCGAGCAAATAGCACACTACCTCACAACCTACGGCAAAGAGCAGCCCAAGGAGTATTTGATAGAAAAAGAGGAACAATGGGAGGTAGATAATTTAGCTGAGAAAATAATCGAGCTGGAAGATTTCGAGTCAAGCAAGATCCGGGAAGAAAATTACGTCTATATCCCGAAAGAAAAATTGGAAATACCCGATATGGACATGGATGACATAAGGCTGGTTGTCATAAAAGGATACACAAAAAAAGAGCTGAAGGCAAAACTGATGGATTTGATCGGTTCTGGGATTGCTTTGGGTGAGGACACGATAAAGGATGTCGTTGAGATTGCCGTATTTGTGGGGATAGAGGAGACTGACATCGAGAAAATCAAGAACAAGGAAGTGAAGTCCGCCCTTTACGACCACCTGAAACTCGTTCCCGCAAACCCGACTGAGTTCTTAAGGTATGTGATTTACAAGGCTACGGGGGGAACTCTGTTGATAAAAAACAAAGTCTTGATAGAAAAAATCAAGGAAGCGGATAGCAAAACGATCAATGTTTTGTTCGCCAAATACATAATGGTGGATGGGTTGGAAAAATTGGCTGAGATATTCTACAGGTTCAAACCGATTTTCTTGGCATTCAAATCTAGTAAAAACATGAAGCCAGTAATAAACAAGATGAGGAAACTGGCCGTGAAGCACCACAAGCCAATGCCCGAAGACTATCTTAATACTGTTACTGCGAAATTGAAACAAATCCCTGCCGATTCTCTTGTGAACCTTAAAGCTGAGTTGGAAAGAGTCAATGTTTTTAGAAAAATCAGATTGGCCTATGCCCTGAAATACAGAACAAAAGATGTCGATTCGATTCTTTATCGGGTAAGAAATGGAAAAGGATATGCTACTGATTTTTCATTTGAACACAAGTATTCTGCTAAACATATTCTGGATGTTGTCGTAGATTCGATAGTAAAAGATGTCAGTAAGAATGTAAAGGGCAAAAGGATTTATATCCCAGACTATATGCACTATAGCCTGCCGGCTACCGAGAAACAGTTCACGGGCAACTTCCCATCGGGAACTTATGTGTCAATCCCCAAGGATATAATCTTCGGCATTCATTGGAAAAACGTCAAGGGACACACAATTGATTTGGATTTATCGGTCATTTCTCCGACAGAAGGGAAGATTGGTTGGGATTCAGACTACAGGACGGAGGGGGGAAGCATATTGTTTTCTGGCGATATCACAGATGCTCGGGGACCAAATGGTGCTACTGAATTATTTTATGTAAAAAGACAGAGGAAAGAAGCCCTGATACTTTTTGTCAATTACTATAATTTTGAAGAAGAGGTAGAAGTACCATTTAAAATAATTGTGGCCCAAGAGAAGGCGAGAGATTTTAGGAAGAATTACATGGTGAATCCCAATAATCTCATATCGGTAGCCAATTCAAAGATCAATCAGAAAGAAAAGATACTGGGATTGTTGGTCACGACTTTCGATGAATGCAGGTTCTACTTCACTGAGACATCCATTGGCAATTCAATAACCTCTTCCAATTCAGAAGTTGCAGAGCATAGCAGGAAATATCTCTTCGGCTTTTACGAGAATGCCATTGATCTGGAAGATGTTCTGACAAAGGCGGGAGCCAAGATTGTCGACGAGAAAGATGCGAGCGATATCGACTTGTCACCGGAAGGGCTGGAAAAAGACAGCATATTGGTTTTGTTAAGGAAATGAATATGATTTTCAGCAGAATAAATCCAAGACGAGAGGAGGTGGTAACTCACGCAGAAAGAATTGAGACAGGAGTTTTTGTGTCTGCGTGGAGGGGGTCACCTGACCCCCTCCTCTCAGGGAAGCTCACAGATTTAGCGAAGGAGGAGAGATGAGAGATTTAAGAGCAGGGAAGATATATCGCCTTAACTGGAAGGAGTGGGTCGTATTCTGTGCCGAGCAGGAGATAGACCCGATTAAGAACTGCGAATTGGTCTTCGGCCTAGGCGGTGGCGATAGCTATACCATCGCCTGCTATGAGGAGCCATCGATGGTTAAGGGGTTATCGGCATTCCCAGGTGCCAGTCTAAGAAATTGGGCATTGGTGGCATGGCTCTTGAAAGACGAGCTTGGAAAAAAGCCTAGCGAAGAGGAATCGCATCTAAAAGAGCGACAAAGGGAAGCGGACGAATTCAGTCGGCGACGGTGGCGAGGAAAAGGAGGAGAAATAACATGAGAGACATAGAACAATACAATAATTATCCATGTCTCAAGTATTTGTACATTATGTTGGGACAAGATGAAAATAAGGTGGGGCGGAAAAGGGCGGACACTATTGTGTGTTTCCTGAATAGAGACATCAGGAAGCTTAAAAAATGCAACCTTGAGAAGACACTGAAAAAGGATATGTATTTGATGTTGAGAAGGGAGTTTATAAGACGATTAGAATATGTGACGACACTGAATCAAGACAACAGAAATAGCCTGAAGGGGTATATCATAGCACGAACAAAAGAAATGAGAAAAAAAATCGGGAGGAATGAATGAGTGAATTCAAAGAGTGTAAAGTCGGGCTAGGCAAGAAAGAGGGTTGTTTCTTCAACGACGTTCTCTACCTGCCTATCTCCCCCGCTGTGCTATCGGAGCTGGTCGACATTTTCGAAGAAAGAGCCATGAACGCAGAGCGCTATTCGAATCAGGGGTTAGAGAGAGAAACCAAAGACTACTTCCAGAAGGCCTTTGATTTCTGGAGGAGGACAAGGGAAGAGCTCGACAGGCACAACGAGGAGAAGAAGACCAAAGATGAGTAAAAAACTGAGTAAGTGGCTAAGTAAGTGGCTGAATGAATGTGCCTATAATCATGATTGTCATGATTGTAAAAAAGGCTCTGAATGTGCAAGGGCATACTTGCAAATCAAATCCCTCATCGAAGCACAGGCAGAGCCGAGCGAGGAGTGGATTAAGGAGAAAAGAAGAGAATTTATTATCGAACTCAACAAAGATTATCCAATGTTTAGCCACAAAATAGTTGAGGACTTCATCCGCAACCTACTCAAGGAAGCCCCGATGCGGAAGCCGAAAGTGAGCATTGGGATGGTGTCGGATTTTGTTGATTCCGAATGGAAGAACTATCAAAATTGCCATCCAGAATCTTATGAGGTTAAGGGAATGATAATTGATTATTTAAAAACAATAGATGTGGAGGTGGAGGGCAAATGAACGACAAGGAGTGGATTGAGGAAAAGGCGAGCAGGCTATACGATTTCAGCACTCGGTGGAATATGGTTGATTGCCGAAACTTCATCTGCACTCTACTAAACGAAGCCTCGATGAGGAAGCCGAGCGAGGAACACACGGTGGTATTTCCTGGCATCGGGGCAGTGAAATTGAGCAAGAGACCTGAACTGAGAGGGTTGACCATTGAAGAGGTTGTCAAAAAATATCCAGAACAGGTTGCGAAGGCAATCAAGGAAGCCCCGGTGAGGAAGCTGAAGGTGAGCAGGGAACTGATAAAAAAATATGCCGATATACTGAACATCACAAAAATGATGGAATTTAGCCAAGAAACAATAGTAAGAGAACTCATAGATATGCTCGAAGAGGCAGGTTGCGAGATGGAGAAATGAAAGCTGTAGAGGGAGATATCTATTGCCACGGCTGTGCGCTGGATTTGTTCATGAATGATGATACGGTTTATGCTGACCGAAATCTTGTACTGAATTATCCGGCTTTCCATGATGAAAATGACAAGGGAAGATTTCTTTTCATTATGGAGGATATCTGCCGAGGATGCGGGAAAAAGATCAATCTTCGGGAGGCGAGCAAGGTAATGAGGATGGAGGTGGAGAAATGAGAGAGAAGATATTCCAAGACGAATGGCGGGACAGTTGGCGCTTCTATCACCCAAAATGCCATATCATAAAAGTTCCAGACATGCCACGGTCGGCAGATGCAAGGTTCATTCCTCAGAAGCCCTACGACTTCTACGCTCTGCATGGCGGACGGTTCTATGCGATGGAACTCAAGCTGAAAACGCAGCTCGAGAGCTTCCCCTTCAAGGATGTCAAGGAAGGGCAGGTAAACAATCTGAAAGAGGCCAAGGAGAATGGCGCTTGTTCACTCATTGTAATCAATTACAGAATCCAAAAAATATCCGACCGCCAGAGGAAGAAAAATGACTTCCTGCCGAAAGGAAGATTGAATATTGTTTTCATGTTCGAAATCGATGAATTCATTGACATGGACAAGAATTTTTATTCCAAAAGCATTCCGGTGAAAATGCTTTTCGAACCATGGGTGCGGAAGATGCAAAAGGTCGGGGATCACTGGGATATCCCGTCCCTGACAGGAGGCTGAAAATGACTAGGAAACGAAGCTTCTGGATTGGCATCGTATCGGGCTTTCTTGCTGGCTTCCTTTACGGCTGGCTGGCGATTTGGGCCACGTACACGGAGCTGGAGCGGGGGCATAGGGAACGCAACGCCGAACTGGAGGACATCAAGAAGATCATATACTTCAGCGAGGACATCCTGTTGCAACGAGAGGAGGCCTTTGAATGGAATCTCAGGGCTGTGAAGCCAGCACCTGAGCGGACTCTGGAGGATGAGAGCAATCAATGAAGAAGGAATGTCAATTTTTTCTAATATTCCTTGCCAATAATCATCTCGAAAAATGGAGGTTTTATGTTGACAAATTAGATTTAAGGTGATATAAAAATTCGAAGAAAAGGGATTGACTGAATCGAAAGAGCATGAAGTGCATTGATTCTGTAAATTCCAAAAAAAGAATCTCTTCTCGGCATTTGGGGGAGACGTTGGGAAACTTTCAAAAAACCTTTCAAAAAGAAAACGAGGCGGTGACAAAAAAAAGATGCCCCCTACCAATTAGTTCCCATCAACAAAACCCCCCTTTTGCTGACAACTGCCGGGTTTTCCGGGCAACTTTCCCGGCTGTCGCCGCCTCATAAATAAAAAGGAGGTACCAAATGGCATTTAAAAAATTTATCGCTCCGAGAAGGGGCCTTGTAGCATCGTATGACGAGCCGTATTTGAGGTTCACGAAGCACCATATGATTCTTAACGAAAAAGCAAAAGAGCAGATTGGCGAGGCATTCAAATACGTTGTGCTCTATTTTGATGATGAGACCAGTTCTGTCGGCTTATGGTTTTGGAAAGAACGGGTGGTAGATTCCTATGGCATTGGTGACAGTAAAAAACAAAGAGATATGAATTGTATTATCATCAACGGCAAGCGTTTTTTTGATAAGTTCAGGATAAGCGAGAAAGTGGAAAAAATCGGGAAAATCGCTTACCCTCTTGTCCGGGATGAAAAGAAGAAAAATTTTTATGTTGTCGTATTGAAGAAATAAGCAAAGGAAATAATGAAAAAGTTGAAGCAAAAGGTTTAGAGTTGACTGAATCGAAGAGCATGAAGTGCATTGATTCTGGGAATTCCATAGAAAGAATCTCTTTCCGGCATTTGGGGGAGAGTCGGAATGTCTCTCCAAAACCTTAAGAAAGAAAATGAGGCGGCGGCAAAAAAAAAGATGCTTCCTACCGATGATTCCCATCATCAACCCCCTTTTGCTGACAAAATTGCCGGGTTTTCTAGGCATCTTTCCCGACTGCCGTCGCTCTATAAATACAAAGGAGGTATCAAATGGCATTTAAAAAATTTATCGTTCCGAGAAAAGGTTCTGCAGCATCATATGACGAGCCGTATTTGAGCTTTACGAAGCACCATATGATCCTTAATAAGGCGGCAAAAGAGCAGATTGGTAAGGAATTTAAGTTCGTTGTACTCTATTTTGATGATGAAACCAATTCTGTCGGTTTGCGATTTTGGAAAGAACGAGCGTTAGACTCCTATGTCATTGGCGGCGAAAACGAAAGATATAAGCGCAGTTCTATCATCAACAGCAATCGTTTTTTTGAAAAGTTCGGGATACGCGAGATAGTGCAAAAAGTCGGGAAAGATTCTTTTCCTCTTGTTCGGGATGAAAAGAATAAAGATTTTTATACTGCCATATTGAAGAAATAAACAGTTGAAGCAAAGAGTTTAGAATTGACTGAATCGAAGAGAATGAGGCGGTGGCAAAAAAAAGATGCTTCCTACCTTAACCCCCCTTTTGCTGAAAATGCACCGGGTTTTCCGGGCATCTTTCCCGGTTGTCGCCGCTTTATAAAATCAAAAGGAGGTATCAAATGGCGTTTAAAAAATTTATTAATCCGAGAAGAGGTCTTGTAGCAAAGTATGACGAGCCGTATTTGAGCTTCACGAAGCAACACATAGTCATTAACGAAATAGCAAAAGAGCAGATTGGCGAGGCATTCAAGTTCGTTGTGCTCTATTTTGATGGTGAGACCAGTTCTGTCGGCTTGTGGTTTTGGAAAGAACGAGTGTTGGATTCTTATTACATTGGCGGTAAAAACAAAAGGTATGAGGGTTGTTTTGTCATCAACGGCAAGCGTTTTTTTGATAAGTTCAGGATAAACGAGAAGGTGGAAAAAATCGGGAAAATCGCTTATCCTATTGTCCGGGATGAAAAGAATAAAGATTTTTATATTGCTATATTGAAGAAATAAACAAGCTTCTGCCATCCTTTGGCGTTTCAGTAGTGAAAAGTTTTAGATTAAAAAAGAAAGGAGGTGAACCATGCAGATTGATCCCGCTGTAGTCACAGCCATAATGGCACTCTTCGGAATCGGCGTGATAGGCATCATTGAGACAATCAAGCGTGTCCTCGGCACTCAGGGAAAGAAGGTCGTGAACCTCATCATCACCGCAGTCGCGTCGCTGGCGACGACGGCGGCCTATCTCGCATATTCGGACATCTTTACCTGGCCGCTCTTCATCATCTACGGTATCCTGGTCTTCGGTGAGGCTTCGGGACTCTATCACGTCTTCGCGAAGAAAACCGCATAGCTTTCAAAATTATAGGGAGGGTGGAGGGAATTTCTGGTATAATGGAAAACATGCACCAGCACCTGCATGACCGGATGCCTTCTGAACCCGGGAAGAAGAACGGATGGCAGGCTATGGATAAGACAATACAAACGACGAAAATAAGACGCAAAAGGACAGTGAACAGGGTGATAAGCCTCTTGAAAAGACCGCCCGCCAGCTACAATGCCTATGAGATCAAAGACGATGTCTTCGATGTGATAGCCGTAAAAGAGGGGGAGACAATGATCATGAGGGTCGTGGTGGATGAAGTCTCGGCAGAAGATGAGAGGAAGGTCAGGAGTTCCGATCTGCCGGACGGTATCAAAAAAAAGATAATATGGAAGAAATACAATAGTAAAGAGCTGGAAGAGATGACAGTCAGGTAAAAAAACCTGAAAGCTTTGTCAATAGGTTAATTTGTCCAGCTTTTCCTGACATTTAAACCGCCTTTCTTGGCCGAATCGGCCAGCTTTCCGTAAACACCCAAAATCCAAGGCTTATAGTATTCGCGGTATGTCTATCTCTATGGGGAAACAGTAAATGAGCCAGTTCATTCCTAAGAGAGTGATTGTGCATCATAGTCTGACGAAAGACTCAGCCACGGTGAGCTGGGGTGCAATCCGTCGCTACCACACACAGACGCTGAAGTGGGCCGGGATCGGATATCACTGTGGTGTCGAACTCATCATTAGTGGCGATGAGCCGTGCTACGAGGCATTGCTCGGCAGGATGTGGGACAGAAGTGGTGCTCATGCACGGGGGCACAATCACAACTCTCTCGGCATCTGCTTCGTCGGCAACTACGATAAGATCGCTCCGAAGAAGGAGATGCTTGAGGCGGGTGCTAGAGTCATTGCCCTATGGCTGAAGCTTTACGGACTCACGGTCGACGACATCTACTCCCACCACAATTTCAATATCAATAAAAGCTGTCCGGGCAAACTTTTCGATATGGAGCAACTGAAAATGTTTGTGAGGAAATTGCTATGACCGGCTGGCTTAAAAAGAACGGGCTGAAAATCCTTATCGGCATCATCGCCTTCATTCTCGTCTACTCGGCAGTGGACTCTGTTGTCGCACGACTCGGATACAAGAAGCAGATAAAAGCGAGCGACAAAGAGATCGCATCACTCAAGCGAGATATAAAAGAGTCGGACATCCGAGCCGATGCAGCAGTTGCACGCGCACAAACGGCGGAGGAGGAGGCCAGGATAGAGAGGGCTGAGAAGGAGAAACACAAAGCTAGATCTGCGAGGATAGAGGAAGAGAAAAGAGAGCTGAGAGATAGGATCGCAGCACTCCCACCGACACAAGTCATAATCCAAACAATACAGATTCTAAGAGTCGAGCCTCAGGAGATCACGCTCCAGTCGCAGGGAGTTCTTTTCACTTTGATTGCAGCACGGAGAAATCTTGAATATCTGGAAGAATTCACGCTCGTAAAAAAACAATACGGCGAGCTTCAGATAAGCCTTGCTAAATCCGAGGCGAGCGAAGCGAAGCTCATGAAGGCGAATGCCGAGAAGGATATAGCGATTATTGAAAAAGACGGCCAACTCGCAAAGTGGGTAAGTGTAGAAAGAGAATGGAACAATAAGTTCAACCTCAGCGAGAAGCACAATAAGCGAGCGCGGGCAAAAGGAAGAAAAGAAGGGGGGATTGTGGGTGCAATCATAGGCGGCATCATCGGGTTCTTTTTGGGGAAATAGGAGAACATGGTTAAAAATAATGAAGAGAAAAACCGCAGATTGAAGCTGGGGATCGTCGTTATCGCATTGGTGACGATCGCTTATTACACGGACCGCTTCATAGGTATCTATACAGGAGACTGGAAGGTTTACGCATACATCGTGGGCGGCGTGTTCGGCTTCATAGCTGGCTATATTACTTTGACCGATATCTTCGGGAGGAAGGCGTGAATGCAAGAAAAACTGCCCTATTTGCTACATATTTCTAACATCTTCGGGAAGAGGGTTTGATGGAAATAGGCAATCCCACGCTTTACGCCCTGATACTGCTGATCGTCAACGGAGGTGCGCTGTGGATCCGGGAGTGGCGGAAGCATCGCACCTGGACGAAGAACGGCCATGACCTGAAAGAGATAAAAGACCAGATCAAAACCGTCGATGAGAAAGTCGACTGCATTGACAAAAAGGTGGGAGAAACAAAGGTTAGCATGGCCGAAGTCAAGGTAGCCGTAAACGATCAGAAAGATCAATGCACAAAGACCGTCGCCCGATTCGACAAAGCGATAGGCGACCAGGGCAAGGAGATAATACGGCTTGCCGGAAGGAAGCGCTGATGGTCAAGCCGCGGAAATCAAGAAAAGGCGTCGGCTCCAAATGGGGCAAGAAGGACTATCCGAAAACCCTTGACGGGATAACAGAGGCGATGACCAAAGAGAACTTCCCCCAGTTCTGTGCGATCGACCACTTGGCCCGGGCCCTGAAACTCCACAGGGACACATTGTTCGAGTGGAGGAAGACGCATCCGGAGTTCGACGATGCGATGGAACGCTGGGAGCAGAGGCGCAACGGGCTGTGGTACGAGTTCTTCAAGGATGTGCATCCCGGGGTGTGGATATTTGCGGCCAAGAACTGGCTCGGACTCAAAGACCAACAGTACATAGAATCGAAGGTTACCGAAGATATCAAGTTCGTCTCAAGGTTCCCGATCCTCCACAGCGGGAAAGGCGATAAGAAAAAAGGAAAGGGAAAAGGAAAACAAAAATGAGGACGGCAAGCGCTAGGCAGTATGTGGTGGAGAGTGCGGACCCGACGCCGCGACAGCTCAAGGCATCCCTCTCCCCCGCCCGCTATATACTCTTCGGAGGAGCGATGCGGGGAGGAAAGACCGCTTGGCTCTGCAACTGCGCGGTGGCCCTGTCGTGTGGAATCCCCGGGAACAGGGGGTACATGTGCCGGCACGAGCTCCACTCCTTCAAACGCTCCACATTCATCGAGCTCGAGAAATGGCTCGACCCCCGCCTCCTCGAATACCACAACAAGTCCGAGGGGCTGATGAGGTTCAAGAACGGCAGCATGATTTTTTACGGCGGACTGGGTGACGAGCAGAAAGCCATTGAGCGAATCAAGTCGATGGAGCTGGGCTGGTTCGCCATCGACCAGTGCGAAGAGACGACCGAGCGCCACTTCCTCCTCCTCTGCACGCGTCTGAGCCTGAATATTCCAGGAGTGGTGTTCAAAGGACTCTGCACGGCCAACCCCACCGACAACTGGGTGAAACACCGGTGGATTGATCCCTCCCCTCCCCTGCCCGAACACGAATTCGTCCCCGCCTTCATAAAGGACAACCCCTATAACCCCGAGGACTACGAGGATGAGCAGAGAAATCTGCTTCCCCCGGACCTCTTCCAGGCGTGGATAGACGGGGACTGGAACATAATCTCAGCCTGCAATGCGCTTTTCCCCTTCGCCGGAGTCCAGCTTGCGATGGAGCGGGAGATGGAAGCATCAAAGGAAGTGACGGACATAGGAGTGGATGTGGCCTGGGACGGGGACGACGAGACGGTCATCGCCCTGAAGCAGAAGGCTACAGGCATGGACGGGAAAGGGAAACCAGCAGTCCAGGGCATGAAGTTCCGAATCGTGAAGGTGATAAAGGGACAGGACACGATGCAGACCGCCGACGACTCGATAGAACTTATGAGGATACACAAGAAAGCCGATGTCAAGATCGATGTCATAGGATACGGAGCGGGAGTCTACGACAGGGTGAAAAGGGAGCTCAAAGACCTCCGGTCGAAGTGGAACTACACGGGAAGGCTCATGAAATACAAGGCATCCGAGAAGGCGAAGAGTCCGGAGCGCTACAAGAACAGGCGTGCGGAGGACATGTTCGCATTCGCAAAGAACCTGGGCAATTATGACATACCGCAGGACACGAAGCTCGGGAAAGAGATGACAATCCGCTACCGCACCCTCAGCGCCGACGGGCTGCAGAAAGTGGAGTCCAAAGAGGAGTTCAAGAAGAGGATGAAGATGTCGACCGACAGGCTCGATGCCATCGTCATGGCCGATGTTAAAGTCAAGGAGAGAAGGAAAGGACGGGTATTCGGATGGTGATGATCAGGGCGGACAGCACAAAGACGCTCCCCCTGAAGGACTGCTCTGTGGACGCAATCGTGACGGATCCTCCGTATGGACTCGAGTTCATGGGGAAGAAGTGGGATCGGTTATGGGACAAGAGAAATGGCAAGTTGACTGATTTGGGCATTCAAAAACAAGGAGACCCATTTATTGGCAAGAATTTATCTCAATACAGGGCTGGACTCGAAGCCCAACTCTGGCACGCCCAATGGCTCGCCGAAGCCTACCGAGTGCTGAAGCCTGGCGGGTCAATGCTGGTGATGGGCGGAACAAGAACATTCCATAGGCTGATGTGTGCTGTTGAGGATACGGGGTTCATTATCAAGGATACGCTGATGTGGGTTTATGGTTCGGGATTCCCGAAGGCACAGGAAGTCTCTGTTTTGGTAGATGCAAAGATTTTGGGGATAAGCACTAAAGAGGTGAATAGAAGAAGGAAAAAGATTGCCAAGAATCCGAATGACAGGAAGAAACGAGAAAATAACTTAGCAGATTACGGATTGCAAGGAGGCGTGGGAGACGGATTTATCACTCAACCCCTCACTCCCGAAGGCGAGTACTGGGACGGCTTCAAGGTCGGCGGAATCAAGCCTGCCTACGAGCCGATAGTCTGGGCGGTCAAGCCTCCCGAGGGGTCGTATGTGGACAATGTGCTGAAGTGGAATGTCGGGGCGGTGAATGTGGAGGAGACAAGAATCAATGGTCAACCCCATCATAACGAAGCAGGCAGACCAAGTGGGGAAAAATCATTTACAGGAAAAGGAGGGTCAACCCATACTCCAGCTTCAGGTCGCTTCCCTGCGAACATAATCCTGGGACACCATCCTGAGTGTGTGCAGGTGGGGATGAAGAGGGTGAAAGGAAATGCCCGCCCAAATCAATCAGAATCCATAAGGAAGATTAAAAACGGGGTTACATATCCTCCATTCGATAAAAGGATTCCATGCAAATTAGGAGATTCCGATGGCTACGAGATAGTCGAATCCTGGCGATGCCATCCCGACTGTGCGGTGAGGATGCTGGATGAACAGAGCGGAAACCTGCAGAGCGGAAAAGGCAATGTGCGAAGGAAAGAAGGATTTTTTGTCGAACACGGAGGATTGGGCAAGGCTGGAGATGTTCAGGTAAGCTATGGCGACTCAGGTGGGGCCTCCCGCTTCTTCAAGCAATGCAACTACGGACAAGAGGAATGGCTGTGTCACAAAGAATGTGCATTGAGACTATTGGACGAGCAGAGCGTGCAAAGGGGCGTTCATTCTGCTGGCAGTAAAAGGGCTGTCGGGACTGCCGTACAAGAAAATCCTCAAAGTATATTTTACGACAATAAAGGAAGCCCAAATAATGGAATAAGATTCGGCGACTCAGGAGGTGCCTCCCGCTTTTATTATTGTGCTAAAGCGTCAAGGTCGGAGAGGAATGCGGGGCTGGAGGGGATGGAGGAGAACAAGGACAGGCTTTTTAAAGACAGGAAATTGATTGTTTGTAATATCTGTGGATGCAAAGCAATGAAAGAAGCTCCGGGCAAACAGTTAAGATGTGAACACAATGATTATCGATATGAAACAGTTAAGCATGAAACAAGCTATAAGAACAACCACCCCACCGTAAAGCCCATTAAGCTCTTTGAGTGGCTGATCAAGCTCGTAACCCGTGAGGGGCAGACAGTCCTCGATCCCTTCCTCGGCTCCGGCACGACAGCCATCGCCGCACACAACACAGGGCGGAAGTGCATAGGTATAGAGAGGGAAGAAGAATACCTGGGGATAGCCAGAGGACGCATAGCCCACTGGCGTGGACAGCCCGGACAACCCGAGCAACTGGAGCTACAATGAGAACAAGCACCGGGGACACGCAGAAAAGAACCGCCGCCACTCTCCTACTCCTCTTACACCCCCATAGAGAAATAAGAAGAATACATACGGTAATACATAGGCATAAAGTGCATTCCCCCAATAACAAGAAGAATACCCTGAGAATGAAAGGTTTTCCTGTATTTAATACAACACTTTCACCCGTAAATGCCAATGAAATCCCTCTATCCCCGGAAGAACTGAAGAAGCACCTTGACCTTAAACAAGAACAAAGAGAAGAAGTGACCCTGGCCTTCGGACTGTGCATGGCCGCCAAGAAGGCCCTGCCCCCCAACTTCGCCCTGCTCGTTGACCAGGAGAAGGAGGTTGTGGTCGCCTGTGCGAATGGAAGGCTGGTATGTTTGCCTAAGAGAGACAGGATAAACCATGCCAAGCGACTTCCGACCACCATTAAAAAAAAGAGATGCCAGAATTCAAAGGTTGCGAGGGCAGGCTGACCGATGGGGAGATGGCCGACCAAGGAGGAGCGCAGGGCGATGAAGAAGAGGATCAGGCAGTTGAGAGACGAGGATAAGCTCAAGTTTTCGGTCATAGCGGAGAGAATGGGCCTGAATTATGTGAAGGTCCTCAGGGAATATTATTCGAAGGAGAAATGAGCTGTGTCGCACAACCGATATTATGTAAACTAATTATTTTGCTAAGTCATTATATATTAAGGACTTATAAAAATGGCGATAAAATGGGATATTATTTTTTATTATGCGCATATTCATCCCATTTTGCGCCGTATATGGGGTGATTTTCCCATTTCGCCTTGTTTTTCGCATGTATTTGACACTCGCTGACCCATAAAAGGAGGCTTAAATGAACGGTTTTAAGGGGTACAGGGAGCGCCTGGGACTCACCCGCGCCCAGCTTTCCAGGATAGCCGAGGTGGAGATCGCCTGCCTATGGTTGCTGGAGGACGGGTTCGAGGACAAGGTGCCGAGGGAGGAGAGAGAGAAGATAGTCGGTGCCTTAGACAACCTGCTGCTCGCAAGGCAGATGGAGAAACTGAAGGGGGAGAGTTCAAATTGAGGGGGCTATGTTTCAGGGAAATCGCTTTTTGGAAAACACCTTTTATTGAGGGATTTACGGGTAATATACAAAAAAGGGGTTTGAAATGGATTGGCGTTTAATCATGAAGGCTATCAGGCAAAAACTCAAAAAGGATAACTCCATAAAGGCAGTTTATTCTTCCAAAAAGGGAATCGCGGGGCTACCAAGAGTTTTTATAAATGGGGTGGAGACCCCGGCGGAGCGTGTCGGACGGGAATTCATAAAGGCAGCATTGAAAGGCGAGGCGGAGAGAATAGACAGGGAATTTATGAGGGAGGCTTGAGATGAAATTGCCGAGAGGGCTGAAGATGGAGTTCGACAAGGTGGAGGATGGCCAGGTTTATTTCAAGATATGCACCTCGAGGTTTTACCTGTTCAGGGTGATTCTGAAAATCGCATGGCAGAACATCAGGGAGCCGGTCTTGGCGTTCCTGATTTTCTTGTTCGCATTTTATTGGCTGGTGAGGGATGGACAGAAAACTTAACAAGGCCGACCGCGAGAAAATCAGGTCGCTGTATTTTAAAGTTTTCTGCCTGTTCATTCCAAGGAAGGCAATAATGAGGCTGGCGGAAAGGGATATAAAAAACAGGAAATACTACGATCGGCCATAACCAAGAAAGGAGATAAGCGATGTCGTCGAAAGCGCTGGAGAAAGAAAGGACAAAGGAAGCTCCCGCAACTCCGAGGAAGGGAAAGGTTTTCGTCTACACCACGAGAGGCGAGCTGCTCCCCTTCAAGAAGCTCGAACGCCATGAAATAAAGAAGAGCTCTAAAGCCATAAAGGAGGAGAAGCAGTACTTCAAGGAGAAGGGGCTGATGACACCGCCTTTCAATCCTTCCACTTTCTTGGACCTGTACGAGTCGAACGGGTATTTCATGCGTTGCGTGGATCAGGTCGCCCAGGATGCGGGCGGGCTCGGACATATGCTGGTCCCCAAAGAAGGCGTGGACATCAAGACGGACAAGGAGGCCCAGGAGCTGAAAGCCAAGATGGAGAGGCTGCTCCTGAAGCCGAACGAGGAGGACTCGCTGGTGCAGATCCTCAAGAGCCTCATAACGGATTGGGGTTCTATCGGTTGGTGGTCGCTCGAGCTGGCGAGGAACAACATCGACCAGGTCGCCGAGATGTATTATGTCCCCGGACATACAGTCCGCGTCCACGAGTCCGGGAACAAGTACTGCCAGATCCGACGGGTCAGGGGCCAGAAGAAGTACCGCTGGTTCAAGCGGTTCGGGTACGAGATGGATGTCCACAAGGACACGGGGGAGGAGGCGGAAAAGAATGGAATAGCTGAAGATGACCGGGCGAACGAGATGATCTTCTACAGGAACTTCTACTCGCGCTCCGACTACTACGGGACTCCCAACATCCTGGGTTCGGTGGGAGCGGTGATCACCCTCATCGGGATACGTGACTACAACCTAGCTTTCTTCGAGAATTACGGGGTCCCCTCGGCCCTGGTCATCCTCACGGGCGAATGGGAGGAGGGCTCCGACAAGAAAATAATGGAGTTCATCGACACGGAGATAAAAGGCTCGGAGAACGCGCACAAGACCATGGCGATCCAGCTTCCCGAGGAGGGCGGAAAGCTGGAGTGGATTCCGCTGGAGACGAAGAAGACCGACGAGGGGTCTTTCAAGGTCTACGTGAAGATGCAGCGGGACGAGGTGCTGGTGGCCTACTCGATGCCGCCTTACAAGATAGGGATAGCCGAGGAAGGGTCGCTGGGAGGAAGCACGGCCAAGGAGTCCAACATAAATTACATCTACTCCATGGTCTACCCGCTCCAGTACGACCTGGAGTTCCTATTCAACGGGCGGATACTTCCCACATTCTACAAGAAGGACAGGGAAGGGGAGTTCAAGGCATTCTTCGACTTCAAGCTCAAGGGGTCGGACACGCGCGACCTGGATGCCGAGGTGAAGCGGTTCGAGAAACTCTTCGCCATGGGGGCGGCCACCCCCAACCAGGTGATAAAGCATTTCGACATGGGCGAGCCTTACCCGGAGGGCGACCAGCGCTTTGTGGGATCGCAGTTCAAACCCGCAGGAGAGGAGGAGCTGGAGAAGAGAGGGCGGTTCGCCGACGCACTCGAAGAGTTGCGGATGGAGATGAGGAGGATTCTGGATGCGGAAAAATGAGAGGCTGGCAAGGCTTCACGCTGTCATCATCCACTTCCTGGGACAGATAGGCTACTGGGAGGAGGTCAGGAAGCGGCGCGAGGTAGCCGGGAGGGAAGCCGAGGTCGAACTCCGGCATGCGGTCGGGCGATGGCTGAAACTCATAAACCGCGAGGTGCGACGCGGACTCAAGACTCCAAGGAAGGTTCTCGCCGTGAAGAAGCTCGCGGACTGGGAGATGCTCAGGGCCGAGGGCGAGCGGATGCTGAAACGGGCCTACCTCGACATCCTCATCATAGAGGCGTCGAAGGCGGGCGGTTTTGCGAAGCAGTTCGATGTCCTGAATGTGGAGGCGGTCGAGTGGGCGGCGGCGAATGCCGGGGACATGGTGACGGACATCTTGGACGAGACCGTCGATGCCATCAGGACCCATGTATCTGATGCTATAGCGCAGGGCAAGACGGTGTTCCAGCTTACAGAGGAGCTGAAGCCGCTTGCGGGACTCAACAAGGCGCAGACCGCGGCGGCATCGAACTACTACACGAAGCTCCAGACGATGCCGAAGTACCGGAGGCTCAGCCCGGCCAGGCGCGAGGCCATGTTCGACAAGTATGTGAACAGGATGCACGAGCTGAGGGCGGAGACGATCGCCAGGACGGAGTCGGCAAGGGCGGTCCACGAAGGCACGCTCATGCGCTACGAGAAGCTCGGGGTGGAGCGCATCCAGTACCTCGCGGCGCCGGACGCATGCGTGGATTGCGCCACCCTGGACGGGAGGGTGTATCGTCGGGCGGACTTCCCTGATCTTCTGCATCCGGATTGCCGGTGCGGAATGACGCCGGCGGAGAAGGCGCCGGAGAAATGGAAACCGGCAAACAGCTTAAAGGAAGCCGAGAGCTGGGCGAACAGCAAAGGCTTTTATTATGGGAAAGAGGCGGATTTGTTTAAAGGTGCGGACCCATCTCACTTGAATCTGATAAAGGAAATGGGAGTCGCATTCAGAAAGATGAACCTGGAATTGGCGAATGAATTCAACAGACAGATATCCATTTTGGAACTGAAGCTAAAGCCCAGGTATTTCAACAAGTTGAAAAAAGGCGAGATAAAATTTTATCATGTCAACATGGGGCGCCCGGACAACCCTGCGGCGGGGACCATCACGGGCATCTATGATAAACTGGACAGAATGCAAAAGGGCACTAAGATCATAGTCGACCCCAAAATATCGGCGATCATAAACCGCACAGAAGGCAAATATTATGTCGATGCTACTTTAGGAGGGACAATAAGACATGAGCTCGGCCATGCTTTGCAGAATGTCCTAACGCACGGGGAGTATGTGGGATTAAATATAAATTTAATATATACAAAAACAGGCTGGCTGCCGTCCCGTTATGCGGAAATGAACTGGGGGGAGGCATGGGCCGAATGGGTGAGCCGGGTTACGAAGAAAGGCTTCAGAATGTCGTCTTTGCCCAAAGGAGCCCAGAAGAAGGCGAACCTGATTTTGACCGGAGGATGACGATGATATTCCATATCAATGTATGCCTCAAGTGCAGACATAAACGCATGGATGCGGACTGGTGGCCGGAATGCAAGGCATTCCCCGAGGGCATTCCGAACATAATCTTATCGGGCAAGAACGACCACTCAAAACCGCTGCCCGAACAGAAGAACGACATAGTTTTCGAGCGAAAAAGATGAAAGGCGAAGAAGTCAATACAACTGCCCTAGGACGCTCGAGTTCGCCGCACACAGGCGCTCTCAGCGCGTTTCTTGGGGGAGAAAAGGGGGTGAATGCCGTTTGTACATAGAACAGGTGACAGAAAGCGGGCTTTCCAGGGCTTCCAACTCACAATTGGAAATACTGAGGACCCGATTCATCCAGACTTGGGACAAGCACTTCTACAAGACGGGCAAGGAATGTCTGGGAGACTTGAGCAAAAAGAGCTTCCTGAACCGCTATGGGCTTCTGCTCAAGGAGATGGCCAAGAGGTTGATCTCGCCCAGGATGGTGAGTTCGTTGGACAAGTTCGTCTTCGACTCCGCCATCTTCAAGTTCTCCGCCGCCAGCCTGGGGGATGTGGTGGTGATCCCCGACTACTGTTCCATAGCCGGGTCCTATGTCAGAAACCCCAAGGAAGCCGGCGATGTCGACATCGTCATAAGAACCCCCGAAGGCCAGAGGGACGAGACGCTCGAACTCAAGCTGGGAAGGACTCTCGCAAAGGTCCTGCACAAGGACATGGAATTCATCTACCATCCCTCGGGTCCCCATAGCTCATACATACCTCTCTTCGACCTTGTGCTCAGGGCAAAGGACAAGATGGAGATAATCAGGGTCAAAGAGAGTGTTGATGTGAGCAAGGGCCTCATGCCAGCCCAGCGCAAAGAGTGTGACGAGGAGACGGAGAGGATAAGGGAGAACAGGAAAAAAGCCGAGTGGCCGCACAAGTTCAAGCCGGCAAAATACACGCATCCCAACGGCCATCCGCGCTGCCTGATATGCGGTGATGAGGAAGAGGCCGGCGGTATCTGTCACAAGCCCGAAGATTTAGAAAAAGGGGTGCGTCCGGCTTTTGGATCATCTGGCGGCAAGAAATATTTAGCCAAAACCATAGTGGGTTTTATTCCAGAACACAAAACTTATATTGAACCCTTCGTAGGAGGAGGCGCTGTCTTATTCGCTAAAGAGCCAAGCGAGAGAGAAATAATCAATGATAAAGATTCAGAGATAACATTCGCTTATCAGTTCATTAAAAACATGACGGAAGATGACTATAAATCCTTAAAAGCCATGGACTGGGTCATTAAGAAAAGTTTGTTTGATAAACTTAAAAGTCATAGGCCTTCAAACCCCAGAGAAAGGTTTAGAAAATTCATCTATGTAAGGACGGCTAGTTATGGGAAGCTGGGAAGAAACTACGACAATTACCGGGAGGGGACAGATTTGGCAGAGACATTTTTAACAAGGCTCCCGATAATAAAAGAAAGGCTTAAAAACGTTCAAATTTTCAATAAAGATTATAAGGAATTGAAAACTTTTGATTCAAGGGACTCGTTTTTTTCATTCTACTATCTCGATCCCCCTTATCCGGAAACTGAAACAGGAGCGATGGGCGGCGAAATCAATATGATAGAACTCCATAAATTCTGTTGCGAGCTCAAAGGCAAATTCATCCTGAGTCTGAATGACAATTCAAAAAACAGGGAGCTGTTCAAAGATTTCGAAATAAAAAAGGTCAGGACCTCCCAGCAGATAGACGTGGGCGGCTCCTGGCAGCATAGCCGGACCGAGCTTCTCATCTCTAATTTTCCCTTAAAGAAAACAGACATTTATCTTGCGAAGGAAGAAAGCGCAGACGAGGAGATCGAGAAAGGCATCAGGCCGGCTTTCGGTTCTCCTGGAGGGAAGAGATACTTAGCAAAAACCATAGTGGGATTTATTCCCGAGCACAAGACTTACATAGAACCTTTTGTGGGCGGAGGGGCGGTCCTGTTCGCCAAAGAGCCGAGCGAGAACGAGATAATAAACGACCTCGACCCAGGGATAACCTCTGCATACAAATTTATCAAGGGTGTCACCGAAGATGACTTATCTGAATTGAGAAAAAAAGACTGGAAATTAACTAATCTTAAATTTTTGAAATTAAAAGAAGTCACACCAGCTAATAACATAGATAAATTCCATAAGTTTATTATGCTGAGGTGGGGGTCATTTTCGAGCAAAAGCAAAAAGCCAAATCCGCTTAGATTAAATCAGAGCTGGGACGGAGTTAATAGATTAGAACAAATCAAGGAAAGGTTTTCTAAAGTCAGGATTTTAAATAAGGACTATAAAGCCCTGAAAGAATTTGATTCAAAAGATGCCTTTTTCTATTTAGACCCGCCATATCCAGAGACAGCAAATTTTGAAGATTTGCAAATCGATATAAATGAACTAAAACAATTTGTAGACTCTCTAAAAGGGAAATTTATTTTATCTTTGCCTGACAACTTAAAAAATAGAAAGCTATTTGTGAGTTATGAATTAAAGAAAGTTAAAACAGGCAAACTGATAGATGAATTTAAACCCACTTTGACACGGACCGAGCTTCTTATCTCCAATTTCCCCCTAAAGAAAACAGACATTTACCTAGCAAAAGAAGAAAGCACAGATGGGGTCAGTGGAGAAACAGACGAGGAAATCGAGAAAGGCACCAGGTCGGCCTTCGGTTCACCGGGCGGTAAGAGATATCTGGCCAAGACCATAGTAAGTTACATCCCAGAACATAAGACTTATGTGGAGCCCTTCGTAGGCGGCGGAGCTGTGCTGTTTGCCAAAGAGCCGAGCGAAGTTGAAGTGATAAATGATATAAATTCTGAGATTATGTTCGCTTATAGTTTTTTAAAAAAATTAGAAGATAAAGGTATGAAGGAATTAGGAAATCTGAATTGGAACTACAACAATCTTAACTTTGAGAGATTAAAGGCTCTGGCCCCCAAGGACGATGTTGAAAGATTCCATAAATTTTTGTTGACTAAAGTATGGAGTTATGCAGGCATGCAAGAAACATTTGCAAGGGACGACAGAAGGAAAAATGATTATAAAGATACTTTGTATAAGCGGTTGCCTGATATTAAACAGAGACTTGGAAATGTGCAATTATTTAATAAAGATTACAGGAAAATAATCGAGAGGTTTAACTCTCAAGATAGTTTTTTCTATCTTGATCCGCCCTATCCTGGAACTAAAGCTGTCACAGAGGCTGAAAAACATGGGGTTGAAAAAAAAGATTTATTGGCTCAGCTAAGAAAAATAAAGGGGAAATTCATTTTATCGCTCAACGATAACAGGGAGAATAGGATATTTTTTAAAGAATTCAATGTAGTTAGAACGAAGAGTCCTCAGAATTGGCGAAGCATCCCGAATCAGGAATTTAGAGCCGAGCTTCTCATCTCCAATTTCCCTTTGAAGAAAACAGGAATTTACTTAACAAAAGGAGAAAGAGAGTATTTCGAGGGCCTTGATGACTGGGACGAAATGCTTATGAGGGACAACCTAGAGGTGATAAACAGCCTGGCTGAGGGAAGCGTATTGGACCTCGGTTGCGGGACAGGCAGGCTTCTGAAGTTGCTGGAGCGATCGGGCAGGAAAGTAGCCGGCGTGGACAACAGCGATATCGCCCTGGGATACTGCAAGGAAAGAGACCTTGAGACTAAGAAGGCTGATCTTGAGAAAGATGAGCTTCCATTCGAAGACAGTTCCTTCGACAATGTGATAAGCGTGCATGCGCTGGAACATCTGGAGTCCCCGGAGAAGCTGCTCAAGGATGCTTGTCGGATAGCAAAGAAGCGAATCATAATCCTGAGTCCACTGGGAGAGAGGATGGACCCGACGCACAAGCAGGAGTTCAAGGAACTCAAGGATTTCAAGAAATGCTTCGGCGATGAGTGGAAGATAAGAAAGATCGAGGAATCGAACTCCGCGATCGCAGTACTTAATATAGAGGATTTAAAGAAAGCTGCCCTGACACCTTTCGGAAAGTTTATTCCCCCAAAGCCGACGATGGCCGGGCTGACGGAGGCTTTCTCCGTGGAGGAGGTCTGGAACTGGGCGAAGGACAAATTCCCGCTTGATGTGGAAGAGAAGCTCAATGCCTTTCGCTTCATCATGGAGAAGGCAGGCGACAAGGTGAGGCTCAAGACCGAAGGAAACAAGGATAGGACAAAGCAACTAGCTCCTTTGGCTGAGGCCTTGAAGAAGATACCGGACGATTTCATAATCGACTGCGGTATGGGAATAGAGCGGGACGGCAAGGCACTGCCCAGAATCCGGCTTATGACTCTCATGGCCGACAAACCCGAGTTAGAGGAAGGCGATGTTATCAAGGCCACGATGTTCGATCTCCCCTACTGGAAGGAAGACCTGCACGAGAAGCCCCTATCGGAGAGGAGAAAAAGCCTTGAAGTATTCTTCAGCAAATACCTCAAAAGCGACCCCCATTTTGGCCTTACCTCGTACAATGTGGTGAAGGATAGGAAAGGTCTTGAGCAGCAGTTCAGGAAGCTGGCGGAGTTTCCGCAGAGCGAGGGCATATTGATAAAGACGCTTGACGGCAAGTGGGACACCGACGGAAGTTGCGAGACCTGGGCCAAGATAAAGCGGGAGGCCGAGATCAAAGTCATAGTGCTGGAACGCCACGAGGTCAAGGGCGGTAACTACAACTACACCTGCGGGCTGCTGCCGGGCGACAGCGGATTCGAGAACCTGACAGAATTCAGGGGCAAAGAATACATCAACCTGGGCAAATGCTATAACACGAAAATGAAGGCAGAACCCGGAGAGATTCTGACCATGGGCGTCGAAGAGATCATCCCTCAGGAGAAGAAGCTCCAGTGGCTGGGCGCCAGGGTATTGGACATAGACAAAGACAGGAAAGAGCCTTATTTTGCGAAGCAGGCGATGGACATAGCCGAGCGGGCGAACATCCTGCAGAAGGCAAGGCATAAAAGGACCCAATGCATGAGGTGTTCTGACCCCCCAGATTATGAAATTATATGGGCAAATGGGATAGCACATGCTTGGTTTTGTGAGAAGCATTTTAAGGAGTGGATAAATGAAGAGCATGATAGGAGAAATTTCAGCGATATAGATTATGTAAAAGAAATTAAAAATGGAGAAGCAGGTAAGAAATTTGGGGATAATCCCAATCCCAATATAAGAGATGAATTAAAGGCAAAATTCGCAAAGATCAAAGAGGGGGGAATTGACTATGTGGTCGGAGACGCCGGAAGGGCGGTCCTGCAACTTCATATCATGGGCATAGAGGAAGAAAAGGTGGAGGCGCTGAAGAAGGCATCGGCCGAGGCCGTGAGATCCAAGCACAACCCCCTGAGGCTGAAGCTCCTCCTCAAGGGTGCAGTCGGCGAGCAGGGCTGCCACATAGACCTGCGGATGGTGAGGAAGGGCGATGACTACTTCGAAGGTGGCGAGATAATGGTAGGCAATCTCTCGGGCTTGGACAAGCTGAAGAAGCTGGAGCAGGGAGGGAAGCTTCGGTTCGGATGGAAGGTGCCGCGCAAGGAAGAGCCGGAGGCGGAGACCATACGGGGGCCTGTGGAATGGATGGACGCCGGCAAGAACAGGATGGAGATATTCCCGCCGGGAGAAGCCGGGGCCACGGCGAACCTGCACGGGGCGATGCTCCTGCTGGACAGCTTCACGTTCGAGGCCGTAGAGCCGCAGGACAAGCATGCCAAAAAGCTAGTGTTCAAAGGCAGCAAACTCATTCCGGAAGGAACATATCTCATGGCTTATGTGCCGGTGACCGAGGCCGGGAAGAAAGGCGAACGGGTCTGGATGATATCCAAGCTCAAGGAAGAGGAGGCTGAAAAACAAAGACAGAAGCTCAACAGCCCGACATTCGCATACGAAGCCGTTTATGGAAAACTGCCGGAAGAACCTCTCGCCGGAAGAACAGACTCGCCTAAAAAGAGCTGGAAAGGGTTGGAAGTCGACAAGCATATAAAAGACGGATGGCTGGAGCAACTCAACAGCATAGAGAGAATAGAAATAAGATCAACGGATGAAGGAAAAAGCAAGGAGAGGGTTGCCTTCGTTGTGTTCAGGATGAGAGACCTCAGAGAGGACAATGAGGCGGAAGCCATGAGCGAAAAGCTCGACGGAATGGAAGGACTCCATTCGCTGTGCGATACAGGAGCGGCTGGAAGGCCCCGGGTCGTGGTGGCTGGAAAAGTGATTTATGGTCAGAGTGGCTGGGAGGAATGGTGGGACGGTTTGGCCGGAAAGATAAAGGAAGTGAAGTTCAAAAAAAGGGACCTTCTGGAAAGAGAGGAGATACAGGTCCCCATCTTCAAGGTGTCGGAGGAGGAGCATATAGTGGGCGGCATCGTCTACGAGCCGATGAAGGAGGATGTCCAGGGGGACTATGCGACGGAGAAAGAAATAAGGGACGCCTGTTACTACTACATGGAACACTCCAAAAAATTCAAGCTCCAGCACAAGGGCGAGCAGATAACGCAGAAGATCAACATCCTGGAGAACTACATAGTCCCGGCAAACTTTGAGGTGGACAAGCAGAAGGTGAAGAAAGGGTCATGGGTATTGATAATCCGAGTCCTGGATGCCGGCATATGGAAGGACATCAAAGAAGGGAGGGTAACGGGGTTCTCCATGGCCGGTCTGGCTCATCGGCGAAAGGTGGAGAAAATTTAAAACTTGACAATGTAAGTTAAAGGTCCTTAGTTTATAAACTGAGAGTAGGTTCTGGATCGCTTGCTTAGATGAGAAAGCGCCAGTCGCATTTGCTCATGCTCTGAAGCGATGCCGAGATAGCTACGATAGTTAGTTCCTTGGCATCGCTTTTTTTTGTTTAAAAAGCAAAAGGGAACACCCCCCCACCAAGGAACACCACAACTCTATCTGTGGAGGTAAATTTCCATGCCCAACAGATTGGAAGAGATTGAGCCTGAGGAAATATCTCTTGTCGATGTGCCCGCCACGAAGAGGAAGTTCCTCTTCACGAAAGCCGCAGGCGATGGAAACTATCTCGTCTGCGAGTGCGGGCATGAGGAAGCCCTCGTAGACTTTTTTAAAAGTGCTAGCGAGGAGTGTCCTGGATGCGGAGAGTCTCTTGAAGATTCTGCCGTCAAAATAATTTCCAAGAGAAAAGGAGAAAAGACCATGAAGAAAAAATTGTCAGAAATGATAAAGGATTTCATCGGAGAGGACGAACTGACCGACGAGGAAATGGAGAAGCTCGAGAAGGCGGAGAAGGTGATCCCGCCCGATGCGGCCAAAGCACTCAAGGCGGTGGTAGCCACTCTGAGCAAGTTCAAAGCAGACTTCCCCGATGAGATCAAGGAGTGCATCAACACACTCGCCAAATACGCCGCTTACGGCTACGGATACCCCGCAAAGAAAGAGAAGGAAGAGAAAGAGGGGGAAGAAGAGGATGTGGAGAAGGCCGGAGCGAAGCTATCGAAAGCCACAAGGGAACTGATCAAGAACGCAGTGGAGAAATACAAGACGCTGGAGAAGGCGATAATTGCTCTCGAGTCCCTCATCAAAACAGATGCCCAGAAATCGGCTGAGATTATCCTCATAGAGGAGAAGATGGACAGTCTCTCGGAAAAGATGGACAAGCTCTTCGAGAAAAAGGCAGAGGCGGAGGAAGAGAAAAAGAAAAAGGTGAAGACAAAGAAAGAGAAGGTAGAAGACGAAGAGGACGAGGAAGAGGAGGAAGAGGAAAAAGAAAAAGAGGAGGAGGAAGTCGAGAAGGAAATGGAGGGTCTGAAGAAAAGAGTCAAACAGCTGGAGGAGAAGAAAGGGACCAAGAAGAGCCTCAAGGGCCAGGATGAGGACGAGACGGAGAAAAGTTCCAAGTGGCCTTCGTTCTTTCCAGAAGAAGGAGGAAAATAAATGAAAACAGCAAAGAACCTGCTGTCCAAGGCAGCAATCAAGAAAGGGATGTTCCCTACCGATATTGCTTTCACGCCGGAGGAGGCTGACCGATTCCTGGACTACATCATCGACCAGTCCGTGCTCAAGGACCACGCCAGAATGGTGAAGATGGCCAAGAGCTCAAGGAACCTCCGGGCCATCGGCCTGAGCGTGGGCGATATGCTGTGGCCAGAGGCGGCCTTCGGCGCGGCCAAGTACAAGACCAGTATCGTACACGACCTGATTGTCCTCAACTCGAAGAAGGCAAGGGGGGCGGCAGTAGTCCATGACGACGACCTCGAGGACAACATCGAGGGAGAGGCCTTCATTGACCATCTCCTGAAGATGATTGGAGCCCAGATCGGAAACGAACTGGCACTCGCCTACTTCCTTTCCACTATGGTTGCCGGTGAGGACGAACCCAAGACCATGCTTGATGTCTGGAACGGCTGGAGACACAGGATCCTTACCCAGACCAATAAGGTGACCGGTTCGGCCACCAAACTGGATGCCCGTCTCAGCACCGACTTCACGAACACCAACGGATACATAGCAGAGCATACCGGGGATGCACCCTTTGATTGGGAGTTCAAGTTCTCAAAGGCGCTGAAGAGCCTTCCCTCAAAGTACAAGAGGCTCGGACTCGCGAACTTCAGGTTTTTCATGAACGACCAGCTCGTGCAGGACTACATCGATGCCCTTGCCGCACGTGCGACTGTGCTCGGCGACAAGGCCATTCTGGGTGATGGGGCTATCCAGTATGGAAAAGTTCCCATCGTTTCAGCACCGCTTTTCCCGACTGACCTTCCGGTCTTCGTAACAGGCGGGGGCGATACGACAGTCGATGCGGACTCAGCCGCGGGTCAGAAGGTTCTCAATGTAGCCGCTACAGACAATTTCACAGTCGGCGACTATGTCTGGATCCACAAAGATGCCCTCGAGTACAAATCCGAGATCGGGGAGATCGCTTCGATTGAGGCCGGAGTATCTCTGACTCTGGTAGATAATCTCGAGTGGCTGCATGAGGGAACAGATGCCGAGCCGGTCCAGGAAGTCACCCTGGATGGAAGCGACTGCATTTTAACACACAAGAACAACCTGATTATCGGATTGCAGAGGGACATCAAGATGGAGACCCAGAGGGAGGCGGCTGAGGAGTCGACCTACTTCTTCTACTCCATACGCTCCGACATCGCGATTGAGAACCTGAACGCATGCGTATTCATCAAGAACCTCAAGGTCAGATAATAGCACACAAAAGCCGGGACTCAGGCAGGAACTAACCCAGCCGGGTTAAGAGGAGGAAAGCCTCGGATCCGGTCCTTCTCCCCTTCCTGGGGAGAGGGGAAGGATTGGCGTGCAAGATGCCGTGTCATATCATGCCTGCCGATAAGGATGGCCGATCATGACGGAAAGCTACGAAGGAAACTATCTGACCGACGATGATGCCCTGAGCGTCTACTGCGATGCCGTAACCTCGGCCATGGTGAAGCTGAGCATCAATACCCTCACGCTCACGAAGGACGGAACCCCCACCGAGCTGGACCTGAAGAATACTCAATACGACACTTTGACGAAGCTGGTCACGGAGATAAACAAACTGGATGACTGGGTTGCAACGCTCCTGGGAGCATCCACGACCGCTTCCACCCTGCTGGCCGACAGGGAGGAGACGGACTGTCTGGGAGCTGACAACGCCCAGTCGCTCAAGTCGATAGAGCAGGAGGTGTCGAATTGGCCTGCCGCATGGGAGGCCGCCCAGAAGAGGCGGCTCGTAGAGGAGGTGGAAGCCCTGGTCGAGAAGATAACGCACGATTACTTTTACGAGAAAGCCTTCGTGGCGGAGTCGGACGGGAACTCGAAGGACCGGCTGTTCCTGGGACTTATGCCCGATATCCTCTCCGTCACGAGCATCGAAGTATATGGAGTGTCCATGGATCCGTTGTTCTGGACCTGCGACAAGAACTCAGTCCACATCAGCCACATCGCGGTCAGCCAGGCGGAGTTCAAGCATCTGCTCAGGGAGACCGGTGTTTACAGGCTCTTCCCCCGCGGCATCAAGAACATCCGCGTCACAGGCGCCTGCGGTGCGAGTTCCTGCCCGCACGATATAAGAAGGGCGGTGGTCATGATGATAGAGGATATCCACAACCCCATCCTCCACAGCCACTGGATCAAAGGCTCCGAGTCGATAGGAGGGGGGGATTTCAGGTATACCAACCCGGAGAAGGTCTACACGGGGATAATCGCGGTCGACCGGATCCTGAAAAGGCATGTCAAGAGGAAGGTCGGACTCCAGGCATGAGGATTGAAGCATGAAGGAACAATTCGACAAGACGATCGATTTCGAGACGCTGTCCGAGAGGGTTCCGGACGGCGGGGGCGGCTACGAGGAGGAGACCTGGACAACACTGTATTCGGATGTCCCCTGCTGGGTGAAGCCCGCGAGGTCGGGCAAAGACATGTACCTCGACAAGGCGGAGATAATAGCCGACCTGATAGTCCTGTGCGGGCGGCTCGACGGCCTCACTGAAAAAGACAGGGCCAAGTACGAAGGGGCGGTCTTCGACATCACCTTCGTGCAGAACGGGTCCGGAAGGGCGAACTACATGAAAGTCTACATAAGAGGCAAACGATGAAGGTGAAGGTCACGCTGGAGGGCATGAAAGAGGTGCTCGACGAGGTCAGATACCAGTCCATCAGGTCGGACGAAGCTTCGAAGGAGAAGATAAAAGACTGCGCGGAGACAATCGAGAGGCGGACCAAGGAGAACCTCCGCGAACTGAAGGCCTGGGACACTGGCCATCTGGCAGGTTCGTACACGATCGACATAATCGAAGGCGGCCATGCGGCCGAGGTCGGGTCGAATTTGGCATATGCGCTTTTCGTGGAATTCGGGACGCGTCCCCACTTCCCGCCCATGAAGGCTCTGGAGAGCTGGGCGAGGAGGCACGGGTTCGAGTCCGCCTGGCCGGTGTGCAAGGCCATAGCCGAGAAAGGGCTGGAGGCGAGGCCACATCTTTTTCCCGCATACGAGGCCACCATGCCTGAATTCTTCAGGGAGCTGAAGAAGAGGCTCGAGAAAGGGGGGCGGAAATGAAGTCGCCGGCATGGCCCCTGCAGAAAGCCATCCTTGCGAGGCTCAAGTCTCGGCTCTCCGTCGAGGTATACGACCATGTCGACAACGAAGCTCCATTCCCATTCGTCGCCATAGGCGAGGACACGGAAGTCGACTGGTCGGCCAAGTCGGAACCCGGCGAGGAAGTGACCCATACAATCCACATCTATTCGCGCTGGCAGGGGATGAAGGAGGCCAAGGACATAAAAGACCAGGTCGTCAGGGCATTGACCGAAGACTGGGAACTCGACCTGGGCGATGAGTTCCGGATCGTGTTGCACAGGCTGGATTCGGCCAACAGCTTCAGAGAGGACGAGAAGACCCGCCATTCGGTGGTTCGTTTTAGGTACCTGATCGAGGAGCTACGGGCATGAAAGAGATGCTATACAGAAATAGAGAGTGGCTTCATCAGAAGTATGTCCTTGAGGGAATGTCTATGAGGAAAATGGGCGAGATGTGTTAGGACTTTACGGATATTGCCCCCATACAAAGGAGGTATTGATATGAATTTAGGCAAAGTTATCTACGAAAGGGTCAAGGATTTGCCGGTGTTCAAATCGTTCCCGCAGAAAAAGATTCCCGACTCCTTCGCCGTCTGCCCGGACATGAAGGCGGACCTCAGGCAGGCCGGCGGAGACCGTGAATTCAGATACACCGTGTCCGTCTTCTCCGCGACCAGGCAGGCGGCCTCGGATGCCGTCGACTACATGATCCGGGTCGGGAAGGAGGACATGGAGGCCGGGAGCTGGTGCCTGTGGCTCCACGCGGTAAGCCTCTCGGGTGTTCTGCGGGTGCATCGGCACAGGTCGTTCACCGGCAAGGTGACCTACATTTTCAGGACCAGGAAACTGGACTATGCCGAGGAGCCGATGCCCGAGGCGGAACCGGAAGCCGAGAAAGAACCGGCTCCTGAACCGAAGCCGGCTTCCAAGACGCCTGAGAAGAAGAAATCAAAACAGGAGGTGAAGTAATGGCCAAAGTAAAAGGCGAAGATGTTTATGTGAAGATAAACACGGGAACAGAGGCAAGCCCGGTCTGGACAAAGCTCGGCGGACAGAAGGACTGCACGCTCGATCGGGGCGCCGCAACCAGGGATGTCACGGACAAGGACTCGGCGGGCTGGGAGGAGAACCTCCCCGGTCGCAGGAACTGGTCGATCTCCTTCGACGCTTTCCTGATCGAGGACGATGCCGGCTTCCTGGAACTCGAGAGTGCTTTCGATGCCAACGAGCAGAGGCAGTTCCAGATCATCACCCCGGCCCATGTTTATATGGGCTTGGCGAGCATCGAGGGGCTGTCCGGCACCGGACCCGACGGCGATGTGTCAACCGTGTCTTTCTCCCTCAAGGGGACAGCCGCGCTTGCAAAGACTTAATCTGAAATAGGAGGTAAAGAATGGCAACACTAACACCGCAAGTAATCACATTGCTTGGCATAACCCCGTCATTGGAAGCGGCGGCGGCCGGCGGAGACGAGTTCGTGAACAGCGGCCGCGACTTCATCCACATCAAAAACGGGGACGCGGCGGCGATGGATGTGACAATCGACTCTCAGGTGGACTGCAATCAGGGTGTTGACCACGATATTGTAGTCAATATTCCAGCCACTTCGGGCGAGAAGTTCATCGGTCCATTTCCCAAAAGTCGATTCAATGACCCCGGCAACAAAGTCCAGATTTCCTATTCCGCCGTCACCAGTGTAACAATCGGCATTGTCAGGTTGCCGTGATGAAGGATTACATCCTGAACCTCGACCGGCCGAGGAAGCTCATCTACGACTTCGACGCATGGGACATCATAGTGGAAAAGTACGGTCCGAAGGGAAAGGACAAGGAGGACTTCAATCCCATGCAGCTTAAGGCCACTTATGCGGAGATGCCCTTCCTGGCTTATGTCGGACTTCTCTGGGAGGATGCCGCACTCGATGAAGCGACGGTGAAAAACCTGCTCAACCAGAGCATAAGGTCAGGGAAGCACACGATCATGGACATCTTGCAATTGGTTGTAAACGCCATCTTCGCCCAGAGCGGACTGGAAGAGATCCCCATCAAGAAGGCTGTGGAAAAGGCGGCAGCCGATGCTCAAAAAAAAATTTTAGAATCATCATCCATAGGGACTGGCTCCAAAGCCAAAGAAAAACAGCCGCGCGGTTAGGGATCATCAGGGACACCGATTTCGGCACTCTGATGCCCTCGGAGCTGGCCTTGGCCGCAGAAGTCGAGAACGAGCGCCGGAAGGACCTGTGGTACATGATGGCGCATTTCACCTCAATCCTGCTCCTCCCCCATGTCAGGAGAGGGCGGAGGATAAAACCGGAGATGCTTATTCCCGATGTATTCCTTCCCAGAAAAGAAAGGATGACCAAGAAGGAAGCAAGGAAGGAGCTTGAGGGCATAAAAAAGAGGTTAGGAATCAAATAACATGGCCACAACTGTAAAATCACTCTTGATCAAAATAGGGGTTGATGTTTCGGCGATGGAGGCCGGATTCAAAAAAGCGGAATCGACCATCCAGAAAAACGCCGACCAGTTCAGAAAGGCTGGCAGGAGGATGACCGTCGCCGGCGCGGCCATCACAGGCATGACGGTGGGCCTCGTGAAAGCATTCGCCGACTTCGACAATGCGATGACGGAGTCCACGGCGATCATGGGCGATCTGTCGGACGACATGAGGAAAAAGATGGCGGCCGCGGCCAAGCAGATGTCCCGCGAGTCCACATTTGCGGCCAAAGAGCTGGCGAAGTCCTATTTCTACTTGGCCTCCGCCGGGCTGGATGCCGAACAGTCGATCGCGGCACTGCCGGTCGTGACCAGATTCGCGCAAGCGGGTGCGTTCGAACTGGCCCGCGCCACCGACCTATTGACGGATGCCCAAAGTGCCCTGGGACTGTCGAGCAAGGACGCGGTGAAGAATCAGGAGAACATGCTCAGGGTATCCGATGTCCTGGTCAAGGCGAACACCCTGGCCAATGCGAGCGTCGGCCAATTTTCCGAAGCCCTCACGAACAAGGCCGGCCCCGCGATGCGCGCTTACGGCATCAAACTCGAATCGGGGGTTGCAGTTCTGGCGGCATTCGCCGACCAGGGAGTGAAGGGCCAAGTGGCGGGAGAGCAGTATTCGATCGTTCTGCGCGACCTGCAGAGAGCGGCCTTGGAAAACAGCGAGGGTTTCAAGAAGGCCGGAGTGGCCGTGTTTGACGCCAGCGGAAACCTGAATGACATGGGCGTTGTCATCGGGCAACTCGAAGACAGGCTGGGAACCATGTCGGCGGAACAGAAGAAGTCAGAGCTCTCCATGCTGGGATTCCAGGAGCGTTCGCAGGGAGCCCTGCTGACCCTCATGGGAACATCCGAAAAGATAAAGGAATACAACGCCAATTTAAAAATCGCGCAGGGCACGACCGAGGAGGTCGCGAAGAAGCAGCTGGAGTCGCTCACAGCCCAGCTGAAGCTTGCCTGGAACGCCATCAGCATCGCGGCGATATCGCTGGGCGAGAAGCTGGCGCCGGCCGTCAAAGAGATCGCAGAGAAGATATCGGGCTTGGTCCGGAAAATCGAGAAATGGATCGAGGAAAATCCCAAGTTGGCCGGCACGATCCTGAAAATATTCGCAGGTGTCGGGCTACTGCTGACCGTCCTGGGTCCTCTTGCGATGGTACTGCCGAGTCTCGTTACTGGATTCACCATGCTCGGAGGGGCTATCTCGGCAATGTGCGGACCGGTCGGTCTTGCGGCCTTGGCAATCACCGGAATTGCATTGTTAATAAAGGACATGATTGACACCCTGAAAGAAGCAAAGAAAGAGATGAGAGATTTTGCCGACGAGGCGACCATCTTCGCCGATGCAGCGGAAAATTTCAAAAAACTCTGGATTGTTGTGCAGAAGGAGGGGGGGGAGACATTAGAGCAGTTCAACGAATTGATGAAGCGTTTCGGCGGAGACTGGGATTCCATCATGAAGACGATAGTCAAGGACCCGAAATTCGCCACCCTGAAAGTCCTGTTGCTGGACATCGCAGGCGGAGTCAAAGAAGTGGACTTGGAAGGGAAAAAACTTTCCATCCGCCTTCCCAACAGTTTTGGAAAAGTCGACGAGGCGGCTAAGAAAATAGCGGCCACCTTCGACGGCCTTAAGGAAAAGGCGGCCGAGATGAAGGAGAAGCTGGTCTCCATCCACGATGCCTTGGTCAATGAACTCAAGAGGGCGACCCTGGGCGAGTACGAATATGCGAAATGGGTAGCAGAGAAGAAATACAAGGACCGGGAGACCGCACTAAAGAAAGAGCTTGAGGCGTCGAAAGCGGGTCTGGAGAAGATGTACCTAGCCCGCAAGGGGACACTTGAGAAGGAGGTTGCGGAAGGAAAAGCGAGCAAAGACGACTTTCTCCGTCTTGATGAAGCCTATGCTGACGAAAAGATAGCACTTGAGAAGGCGGTTGGAAACGAACTCCTCCTCCTCAAGAAAGTCCATGCTACCGAAACGGAGGCGATTGAGAAGGCTCAGACGAAGGCGGTGAAGGACCAATGGGAAGAGAGAGGGAGGCAGGTGCGCAGAGGCCTTGAAAAGATCAGAGAATTCTATGATACCTACGAGGAGAGGCTCGAGGGACACAGGGATGTCGTGAAGCAATACACGATGAGTGCCTTCGATTATCAACTGGAGAAGCTGGACGAATGGTATGAGGGAACGAAAGAATCTTATAAAAAAATCTACGGTGAAACTGAACTGTTTTATTCTCTTCTGACGGCATTGCAAGAAGAATATAATGCACGGCGCAAAGCACTTGAGGAAGAGGCGAAACTATCAGGTTTGGAAGCAATTTACGCCATAGGCCAGGCCACGGCGAACCTGTTCTCTCAGATAGGCGCCCTGGCGCAGACGCATTTCGACAACCAGCTAATGGCACTGGACAGCGAGACCGAGGCCAGGAGGGAGGCGGCCGACGAGCAGTACGAAGCCGAGAGGGAGAGGATAGAGAACAGCCTGATGAGCGAGGCGGAGAAGGAAGAGGCGCTGGAGGCACTGGATGAGAAGAAAGCTGCGGCCGACGAGAAGCTGGAAAAGGACACCGAGAAGAAGAGGAAGGCGATTCAGAAGAAGGCGTTCGAGACCCAGAAGAAGATATCCCTTGTGACGGCTGCCATAAACATTGCGGAGGCGGTGACCAAGGCCTATACGGGTGCCATCCCGCCGTTCAATTTCATACTGGCCGCACTGGTAGGCGCGGCCGGACTGGTCCAACTGACGGCGATCGCAGGACAGAAGTTCCCCTCAGCAGAGAAAGGTGCATGGCTTCCCAAGCCCACGCTCATAGAGGCCGGGCATGGAGCGGGCGAGGTCATATCCCCCGTACCAGTCATGAAGGAGGCTTTCCGGGAGACCATGGCGGAGTCCATTCCCCTTCCCGACAGATACTATTTCGACATCACGACATACATCGGGGAGGAGAGATTTTACAGTCAAGTGGTGAAGATGGTCAACAAGGCCGGCAGAAGCGGAGATTTGAAAGTGCCGATTAAGGTTTTGGTCCGATGAATCTGAGGATAATCTACGAAAATAAATGGAAGAAGGGCAACATCTATGCCAAGTCTGCCGAACATCCCAAGCATCCGGTCACGGATACACAGATAGACACACTGGAGATGTATTGGAGGCACCCGACCCGAAGTAATGGTCATCCGACAATGTACGCATCGAACAATCTGGGTGCTGCGAAGGAAGTGGATTCCATAGCAATTCGGGGTCACAACTTCGACTCGAATGTAGTTATCACGCTCTACGGGGCGGATGATTCGGCCTTCACTGTGAATGTCGTGCAGAGGACGATCACTTATTATGCGGAGAATATCCTGGCTTTCTTCACCGCCTTCACGAAGCAATATGTGAAGGTCCAGGCGGTGAACGCGGCCAATCCGGCCGACTATCTGAAGCAAGCCACAATCCTCTTAGGCAAGGCCTTCGCCCCGAACCGAAACATAGGACCCGGCTACGCCGAAGGAAACAAGGATCTCTCGGAAGAGGAGTACTCGGATTCCCACGTCCTATTCGTCCAGGAGAAGCCCATCATCGATACGGGGCGGTATCCTTTCCGCGGGCTGGACGATGCGACACGGGAAGAGATTCTCAAGCTCTTCAAGGAAGTCGGGACCCACAAGGCTTTTATTGTTTGTTTCGACAAGGATGCCCCGAACACCACCTCCAAATTCGTCAAGAATGTAGACCTCATCAGCCCGGTGTTTGAGGACGCAATCGGGCCAAATGCTAATGTCTGGACCTGGGAGCTATCGGTGAAGGAAATTGTTTAATGGCTCTTGAAGCTCCCTCCAATGTCGTCTTCACCGTCGACAGTCCCTATTCGGGGATGCTCACCTGGGACAATAACGGTGAGTATATGATGATTGAACTCCGACAGAGCAAAGATGGTGGAGTGTACACACTCGTAGACTATCTCGCAGGCTTCAGGACATCATGGCGTCTGGGCAATCTGGATGCAAATACACCTTATTGCTATAAACTGCAAGGTTTAGGTCCTCCTCCACTTGAAGAATACTCTGGATTTTCAGCTCCTGGTTGCGCTACGACTCATGCTATATTACAAGACCCATCGGATATTGAGACTGAAGTCTTTGCTGATTTTATCGAGATAAGCTGGAAGGATAACTCTTCATTAGAGGATGCTTTCTGCATATACAGAAATGACAATGATGGAGGATGGCCTGCACAGGGAAGTCCTACTTTTGTTGTAAAAGCCAATGTGGAGAGCTGGAGAGATACAACTGTCACTCCAGGCGATGATTATCAATATCGGGTGAATGCCAGACAGAACCCCTCAAACTATTCTGCCGGTTATGCGACTGGAGTTCAAGTGACGGCGAACAATATTCCCAATGATCCCACGGGTGCTGATATTACGGAAGTCACAGACGAAGAGATGCGGGTCATTTGGGTTGCCCCCGCTGCGGGATTTGAGGTTGCCGGATACAAAGTCCAGATTTCCAATGACAATTTTATCGAAGATGAAACCGAATACATCGTGGCTGCTGATGTGCTGACGTTTCTCTTCAAAGGACTCACTCCAAGCCAGCGGTATTGGGTGAGGATTTATGCGTATAACGGCGTGGGAGATTCCGCCAGCTCCTCGGCACACGATGACACATGCCTCGCTGTGCGTGTGAGAACAGAGTTTGAGATCCTTATCAGAGATCCGAATGTCGAGCCTGTCTATATCGCCGAGATCGATTTAAAGATGACCTTATCGGGATTCGAACCCACAGCGGGAGAGGCTCCCGTTTATGATATAGAAATAGATGAGAGGGGGCTTGAGATTGACAGCGTGCGGGAGAACGGAATTGCGTTGACTGAGAAGACAGACATTGAGACAGTCCAGGCAACTGCTGGTACTTGGTGGTGGGACACTTCGATCCGGAAACTTTATGTCCATTCAAGCACCGGAGTAGACCCGGACGACTTCTTCATGGAAGGCGGATTCACCCATCTCATTCCGAATAGAGAGTTTGATTACGCTGATTCCCTCTGCACCCTTCCACCCTGGCTTTCAGCGAACAATATTCCCGGCGTCATACAGGAGATCAAATCTTATTGCGAGGGAAGCTTCAGGCTCTCCACGGGTTCGATATCCTTCATGAACGCCCTAAGCGATGGGGAATACTATTTCGACAAGCGGTTCGAGACATTCACCTGGATAGGAGCGAAGCTCGGGATCTATGTCGGCAAAGAGACATTCGATTCGCTCTCCAAGTTCAAGAAGATGTTCTCGGCGTATATCTCGGATAAGTCTATTACAGATAAGAAGATTACCTTCTCTCTGGGTGACGTCAGAGAGGGACTGGAGAGGAATCTCGTACTCAACAGATATTGGAAGACCGACCAGGGTGATGGCCAGCTCTTCTTTCCCGGCCTTGAGGATGACTTTAAGGGAGAAGAGAAGCTCAAAGTGTGGGGATACATCACTGATGTCCCTCCGGTTCCTATTGGAGCATACAACGCAAATGAGAAATCATCGGCTAAGTTTCACTTTCATGACGGACGTTCTTGGGGTGTTAGCAGAGTCAAGGTGGACGGCGTCAAGAAGGAAAAAGGAACGGATTACGCATCTCCGGGCGATTATTATGTCGACCTTCGGAGAAGCATTATTGTATTTGACCGGGACCTTGAGATTGGTGAAGACAATATCGTTCTGGTCTCTTTCACGGGAAAGGTGAATTCTGCCAATGAACCGTTCGGCACTTATGTCCCGGTATCAGGCGAAACTCCCGAATACGTGAGCGGTCCTGCGGAAGTTTTCAAGGATATACTGAATGTGGAAGCGAGTCTGCTGACAGCCGAACTCAATACCGACTGGATTTACGAGACGAAATACGCGAACAAGAAGAGCGTGTCCATTCCTCTGTGCAAAGACACGAATTTCAACGAGATCATAAGGACGCTCGAACATTCGTCAGAAGCGTACATTATTCAGGACGGGGAAGGCAGAATCGGATTGCGACCGCTACAAACAACCGTTTCATCGAGAGCAAAATACATCGGGAATTTTCAATCCAAAGGGCATATGCATCGGAAGAGCCGGGATTCGCTCTACTGGAAAGTCAAGGTCTCTTATGCTGAGGGCATCGAGTTGGAAGGCAAATGGCCTTCCGAAGAAGCGGTGGATGATGATATCAAATCGAAGTTCGGAGTAGAGAAAGAGCTTCCCATGTATTGCTATTTTGAATCGAACGTAGCTGCGCAGGCATTGGCTACAACCATTCTCGCTCTGCTTAACAAAGCGTATATCGAAGACGAGCTGCCGATGATCCTCTTCGATGTGTTCCCCGGCGATTTGGTGCCGTTCAGCCGGACGAGATTCTTCGATTCGAGCGGGACGGCCTCAGAGATTGCACTGAGAATATTGAGAATCGAGAAAAATCCGCAAAATGGAAAGACGGGAGTAAAGATGGAGAAGGTTTTGATATGATAGAGAAGGGTTTCCCGGCCAGCACAGAATTCCAGAAGCACCTCCGCGCACATCCATTAAGGGCTCACGGGATCTGGGCGCGAATTAAAAACTATGTTCCGGGACACAGTTATTCGAAATCGGAAATCGATGCTTTTTTCGAAGGTTATTCTGGCGGGGGAAAGGGCCAGGTCGATGCTTCCAATGTGATAGGCCTGACCCAAGGCTCGATCCCCTTCGCTGACGCGGGGGGAGCACTCACCGAGGACAACACAAACTTTTTCTGGGACGCTACGAACAAAAGACTCGGCATACTCGGCGTTCCAGATTGCACTTTCCACCTCAACAATCCTGGTGCGACTGCCCTCTTCAGAGTGTCAGCAACCATGCGACCTTGGGTACACTGGGAAGAGTCTGCGAATAATAGGGGGTTTGCTTTTGGTATAGATGCCGCAGACCAGAAATTCCACATGCATTATGATTCTCCGATGGGAACCGAGCAAATTAGCATGCTATGTCTGGATGCTGCGACCTCGAGGGTTGGGTTCTTTCAGGATTCGCCGCAATACTCGGTTGATATCACTGGAACTTTAAGATGTACGGGCAGTTTCCTATCAAACGGAACAAATGTTGAAATAGATTCAGGCACTTCAGCTTTTTTTACGGCAGATGCTCATGATGATGACGCTTACATAAAATTCGAGGAAGATAATGTAATTAAATGGTCGGTGGGTTTTGATTATAGTGATGGCTTAAAATTTAAAATAGGTGAGGGGCTGGTAGGGACAAATTCTCATTTTGAAATATCTCCAGGTGGTGCTATTCAGCTTCCAGATGCTAATCACGCTATTCAATGGACAGCGGATTGGGGCGGTGGCGGCGGTTTGCAATATACGGATAGTGCGGGCGGTCCTCGTTATGGCTTACTTTGGGCCGGCTCTAATAACGTGGTTCTTTGCAGTCGCGCTGCAAATGGAACTGTTGAGATAAGGGCAAACTCGGCTACCGCTGGCCTCGGTGGCGAGGTTACGGCAGCCAGGTTTGAGGACGACCTCATCACCGCTTATGTTGGTATCAACGGAACAGACCTAAATCTATCCGCTCCAGTCAACATTTACAATCTCAGCCATGACCTATTCGCCGATTACGTGGCAGCAAAACACTATGATTGGACGAACGAAACCCATGATTTTCTTACAACGGGCGTATTTGCCCTGGGTACAGGCACGCCCCCCTCCTCCTCTCCTGCCGACCGCTTCCAAATGTACTCGGCGGATATAGTCGCTGGGCATGCCGCTTGTCATATCAGAAATGAAAACGATACTATTATCAAACTCTATCAACAGGCGCATATCGCAGACGCGCCAGGAGACACGGCTGCCAATAATGCCGTGACAATAAATGCGATTTTAGTGGCATTGGAAAATGCTGGATTATTAGCAACCGCATAAAAGGAGAATGAATGTCGAAAAAAAACAAGAAAGAGAAGAAACTGGCGAGCAAACCTCTCATGGTTTCCCAGGTCGAGTTGCTGGCGATGAAGGTCCAGCTATTCAACCAGGTCAATCAGCTCTGGCGGCAGAGGAAGGAAGATATCGACAACGCTGTGATCGTGATCGCCCGGGAGCTAGGTGTGCCAGAGGATCAGCTCGGCGAATGGGGCATAACTCAGGACGGGAAGACGCTGGTCCGCTTCGGCAAGGGCAAGCGATTTCCCGGAATCCGCACGACGGTGAAGAAGAGACCACAGAAAAAGAAGAAGACCAGCAAAGGCCAGGAAGCCGAGTCTGATGAATAGGAACTCATAGACAAGACATATCGCTCCCCGCTGATCTAGAAACAGGCTTGGGGAGCGTTGGACCTCTTTGATGGGGAGGAAGAAGGAGGGAAGAAAAAACGAAATAGGGTGTCCTAATTGTATCCACTCAATCTTTTAAAATTTCATTCTCATGGACAACATAGCGGAGGGTGTTTCCAAAACCATCTACCCTTTCTACTAGAAAGGCTTTTTCACTGTCAGGCATCTCACCGTATTCATCGGGTTGAAGTCGCTTAATTTCCTTTGACCTGCCGATGACCGTATTGCTATAAATACAGAAATAGGTAAATTATCAACTAGGAAAGATTTTTTGGCCAGAGATTATTTGATTCTCTTCAAAAAACCGCCAGAAAACCACGTCAACAGAAACTTCTCTCTGTTATAATCAACAATAAAATCATCGTTTGTTTTAAAAAATTCCTTTATAGCACTCATTGGTCCTTCAAAATTCTTCCGAAAACCCCATCCATCAAGCTGTGTGTCTTGAACTATCAAATAGCTACCCAGAGAAACAAACTTATAATATAGTTCCATCTCTTTTAAAACATGATCTTTGCTGTGGTCAGAATCAAGCGTGACGATAACCCTTGAAGAGTTCCCGATTCTATTCGCTATCTTGTCAATAACCTCCTGTGATACGCTGTCACCATGAATGAATTCTATATAGTCCTGAAATAATTTAAGATTTGAAGCGTTCTGAGTTTTAGTATTATCTTCAATATCTACAGTTATTACCTTCCCATCCTTATTAACGTCTTGAAGAACGCTGGCGAAAAACAAAGCCGAGCCTCCATACAATGTTCCGGTCTCAATGATAAAATCCGGCTTTATCTCAGTTATAATTTCCTGGATTGCCCACATATCGCAGGGAGTTTGAATGACGTGAATCCCTAACCACTTCGTATGCCCAAAATGAACATCAGTTGAAATATACTTTTTCGTAAATCTTCTTCTCATGTTTTCTATGTTTGTAAAATCTGAGTAGATAAAGACAATCAAGACAATAAAAAATAAAGAAATCAAAAAAACCAATCTTTTTCTCATTTTCACTCCCTCTTAATATATAAGATTATAAAGCTTTTTATCACAGAAAGCTAAGAAAATCTACCCCCTACATCAAAGAAAGTTTAAATGAGAATTTCTTTCTTTTTATCATAATAAAATTGAGAGTCTTCTGGCACTTCCTCGAATGACTGGAACAGGCTGTCGTAAGTCCACTCTTTTTGGCATGAGTCGCAGTAGAATCGGTATTCGTGATAGTGTCGGTCTTTATATTTTTGCCCAAGCTCCTTTGGATAAAGATAAATTATTCTGCCCTCGTCAAGCCCACGCTTCACTTCCACCATGGAATTATTACAATTGGGACATTCTTTTATCATTCAAACCTTCTTAGTTCAGATTCTTTCTGACCAAGTTCTGGACTCCCCTCTTTACAATCTCCCGCCACTTGTCCTCTTCCTTGGCCGCCTCCTTCCTCGTTTTCTCTACGATTGAGAGATCGACGTATTTGGAAATGCTGTCCCTTATGATCTCGCCGGCTATCTCGTGTCCCCGGTCCCCCAGAACCGCAAATGACTCCCATTCATACGAGCCGGGCTTGTCCGGTTTCTCGGGCAGGCCATATTTCTTTATTTGCTCTTCGGTGAGTCCGCACCATTCAATTTCGAACTCCGCATCGCTCCATCTCTTTACGCGGTCCGCGGTCTTCTCCTTTATCTTCTTGCCAGGCAAATCGAAATCGCCGAAGTAAAGCACTACGATTTTTTTGCCGTAGCGGTCTCTCTTTTCTTCCAGTCCTTTGGCGACCTCCCATACTATGGGGATCGAAGTGTCCCCGCCCAGTGGCACCTTATCGATCGGGATGCCCTTTGTGAAGTACTCGAATTGCGGCCTCATGCCCCGGGACTCGAACCAGAGCTCAGCATAGATGTCCTGGTGGTAGAAATGGTCGATGGAGAATATCACCATTCGAGCCAGATGCTCGGGCAGGGTTTTCAAATAATCGCCGATGGTTGGCATCTCCCAATAATCAATATCTCGTACGACGCGCCTGGTGTCGTCCTCCAGAGTCCATGGCCGCCACTCGCCGTAAAACCTGTTCCTCGCCTTGGCGCATAGTTTCTTCCACTTCAGCATGTCCTTTTTGGTTTTGTAAAACCCCTTCTGCAGCAACGGATAGAAGAGCCAACGCAGGGAGACCTTGTAGGGGAGCGCCCCTAGGACCCCGTAAGCGAAGTCGAGAATCGCTTTTTGTTTGGGTTTCGGCTCGTATTCTTTCATTCTCGCCTCCCTATTCCTTCATTATCCTCTTCTTTTTTATGCTGTCAATTTTAAAAAATTCTGGTTCTTTCAAGGCTATTATCACCAGTTCTCCCGCCATTTTGCTGAGACATTTGTGATAGGAAGCCTCTGTTTTATCTCCTTTTCTTTATTTTTTTTATTTCTCTCTCCTTTCCAGAAACTCCTTGATTGCCTGACGTGCCACTGAGACCTGAGTCCGAGCTTCAGTCTCAGCAATCTCATTGATTTTCTCGATCCAGGATTCGGGTATCCTGACAAATAGGACTTTTGTTTTTTCTTTCTTTTTATTTGGCATTGATATCTCCTAAAATATATCTCGCCTCTTTCGTGCCGATCTCCGCCATGCTTGAACAGTTCGGAGCTATGACCCATTTCAGTTGACCGTTCTCGTCGGTCGCAAAGTTCTGGCTGTTAATCCCACTCGCATTATCCATCCAATTCAACTGGCTCTGAAGGTTGCTCATTCTCTCCACCATGTTTTCAAGCGTCCCATCGTATGGTTGTGCGATCGTATCGACCAACCTACCATCGTAATCCCTGATTCTGAGGATGACATGATTCTTGGGTAACTCTTTTGATTTGATTAACCCTTCCATTGATACCTCCCGTATTTTATTTCGGCCTGCCTCATCAGGATGGGACAGCCAAGCCCCATCGACGAGCTTTCGTCCATTTCGGCTTTCACCTTCCAATCTGCACCCATCTTTTCTTAAAAGTTTTGGGATTTTCGACTTCCACTTCAGACCCACTGTCGTCAAAATACCAATCGGTGATTTTAATGCCTAAATTCTCAAGCTGGTAAAGAGCACCGATTGCTCTCTGAGCTAGAACATGAACTCTGGGGTCTTTGAGTTTTTCCAAGAAAGGTTTTTGGGCGAGTTCACGAAGAGCATTTTCTTCCCGGGCAGCCTTTTCTCCAGCCTCTGCAGGAGTAAGACCTGCGAGTTGTTTCCATGCTTTATTTTGGTACATTTGAAAACCTCCTGAAATTTAATCTGAACGGTTAATTATTCAGGAACAGAGACATATCGATTGAGTCTATCGCTCCAGAAAAAAACAAGTGCCTTGCCCCATCTGCGATCCCTGGAGTTTGTGATTTTCTTTTCAGCCTCGTCCGCAGTATCGGCATACGATATTTTCGCGACTTGGTCGTCCTTCATCCACATGATTTTGACTGATTTTCTCCCTTCCGCTCTCTTTGCCTTTTTGAACCCGACCCATTTTCCGCTAAGGTCAAGGCCTCTATCGGCAAGTTCATCTTCTGCGAGCTTTTTCATGTCAACATCGCCGCGTGCGATCTTAACCAGTAACGCTGTAGTAAATGGCTGAATGGCATACTTCGGAATATCCTCGTCCCTAAGTTCCTGGATATCCTTTTCTGTGATTTCTTTTTTCATTCTTACCTCCCTTAAATCATATGGCTTGTTTTCATAAGTGCCAGAGCTGATTTTTTAGAACTCCATCCGATAGCATCCAATGCCCACAAAGCCATCTCGTGAGCATAGTCAGCATCGAAGAGGAATCCAAATTGGCGACTCTTGATGCTCTGAATCTGACTCCCCAGCTGGAAGAACAGATGACGTTTTTTGGTGTCAAGTTTTCTTCCTACCTCATGTCTGTTAAATTTTTTCTCCATCGTTATTTCCCCAGCTTGATCCACTTTTTGTCCAAGGAGTTGAGGTCCTCGAATTCGCATTCGCATCCGCTGTCGTCAAAAAACCAATCCGTGACTTTCAGGCCGTATCGATCGAGCTCGCGGAGTGCACCCAGAAATTTTCGGGCTGCGATGTGGACCCGCGGGTCTTGGAGCTTTTCCGTAAACGATTTTCCCTGCAGTTCCCGGTCAGCGTTTTCCTTCCGGGCTGCCTTCTCTCCTTCTTCGGCAGGATTGCGAGAGTAGATTGGTCCTAGACCAACCGCCTTTTTCTTAGGCAGTGGCTCGCCGAGATAATGTTTTGTTTTCTTTTTCATTGTTCTCTCCTTTCTTAGGTGACCTCAAAATGTTCTGTGCAAAGCTGAAGAACGTGATCATAATCTCCTGACATAGCATCCTTTTGAAACTTCTCAATCTTCTCTTTACTCCAGCCCGCTTGTCTTGCGGCTCTCATAGCTTTGCCGAGGATGGAAAAGACGTTGCCATCCTCACCGATAAGCTTTAATTCTGGCTTGCTCATTTTGCCTCCTCTCCATCATAAAAGCCTACCGTGACCACGCTCTTGTCTACTGCTTCATTGATGGCTATCATGGGAAGTAATTTTCCTTTCTTGGAGTCATAGAAAGCCACAGGAGCTTCCTGGTTCTCCACCTCAAAAAGAAGTCGTCTTAATTCTGAGACAGTTAATTGCTTTGCCATTTGTTCCTCCTTTCTTTCATTTTGTCTCTCTATATATAATATAAGTCAAATGATAGCATTTGTCCAGTCTTTTCTTGGGGAAATTGGAAGTTTTTTTGCCGAAAAATCGGGTTTTTTTTGCCATTATATGCCGTTATTTTCAGCACAAAGGATTGTGTCCAAATTGTGACCATTCGATCTCGATTCGTTTCTGATGAAATTTTACCAAACTAGCTTCTACCCCTTATATCACTGTGTCCAAATTGTGACCAAAAAACACGAAGTGTTTTTAGCTATTTTGAGCTATTTTTAGGTGTGCTAATCGGCGGATATCCTTTATTTTAAAGGATTTTGAGGGGTGGCGCCTGGCCGGATTTGAACCGGCGACCTAGGGATTAGGAATCCCTCTGGCAGGTAGATGAAGCTATTTAAAATAAACGACTTGGAGAGAAAGTTTTTCGCCCTGTGTCCACCATTGTGTCCATATTTCTCGTCCATCCTGGGAAAACGCTTACGGGATTGCGTCCAAACTCTGGAAAACCGGACGGGAGCGATGCGATTTCGGAGGAACTCCCTTGCCGAGTCAGAACGCCTCGCCCTCTCTTCCGCATCACACCCGGCCGAGAGTTCATTCCTTCTCTCTCCGAGTCGCCAGCGGTCCGGTGTCCTCTAAAATCTTCCTCCACCAGCCCTTCCCGTAATTCGTCCTGTGGTAGGGTGTCGGACCGGACTTGCGGATCATCTCGTAGGCAATCTTGTCTGGCGACCCGTGATTCTTCTCCATTCTGTAGCCGGGATAGAATGAGCCGAACCCGGCGAACAGGGCATCCGCATAGACACGACCGATTATAGATGCTGCGCTTATCTCGTAGACCTTCTCATCGCCGTTGACGAGGCATTCAGTCGGCTTGTTGAAAGTAATGTTGAAGTATCTAAGCCATTTCTCGGAAAAATATCCATCAATAATAATCTTAATGGACTTATCGAAGATTGGTTTAGGACTCTTGAAATAAAGTTTTGACATAAGATGATATACAGCTGTTTCTATCGCCATATTGCGGGCCAGATAGATTCCGAGCTCATTGATGTCGTTCACCGTCGCAGGAGCGACCGCATAGTGGCTCGACTCCTGGAGCCTGCCGAAGAGTTCTAGCCTCTGCTTGTGAGTGAGCTGCTTCGAGTCTTTGACTCCTCGGACCCTCTTAATGGCGACGAATGCACAGACAACGCAGTCGCCGGCCAGAGACGGCGAGAAATTCACCTCATCCACTCCGATAATCATCCGGTCTCCTTTTTGTCGGCCCTTACTGCACTTTCTCGGCCGGTTGAAAAAGGACTTTAATTCTCATCTGTTCCTTATTTAATCTAATCATGGTAAGAATTCTTCCATCTCCATTTTAAACGCTCTTGCCAGCTTATCTATCGTTGTAAGGGTCGGGTTGGCTTTGAAGTTCTCAATTTGTCCGATGGTCTTTGCGTTCACATGAGAAATATCCGCCAGCTCCTCCTGCTCCAGCCCCTTCTTTAGTCTTTCGTCTTTTAACCTTGCCCCTATGGTTCTCTTGACGTTTTCTATGCCCATTTTGTCACAACTACCCGCAATACTTAACATAATTAAACGGTTTTTGAAAGTTTTTTTAAATTTTTTCTAAATTTATTATTAATCAGATAGACATTATCGTATTCTATCTCTATAAAAAAGACTTGACAAATTATAATAAGTATAATAATTTCTATGAAGGAGTTTTATTTCCGATTAGAAGGCCTGAAAGGCCACAGCTTTACGCATTCGGAGGCTCTCAGAGCCTCGTTTGTCAGGGGAGGTGATAAAATTGATTACGCAAAGGGAAAAGAATCTTATCGAAAGAAGAAGACCCAAGCATGCCGGCGATGGCAAGAGTCGGCCTTTGCCCAAGTGCGAGGCATGCAAGACGCGTGAAGCTAGGGTGCAGCTCGAAGGCCGTGATACGCCGTTCGAGGGTCTGTATCTTTGCGATGAGTGCCGTGTCTTTTACAAGATTCTGGATTCGTCCGTGCGACGACGTTTGAAAAAATGAGGCGGCGAAGAAAAAAGGCATCATCCCCACCCAATGCTATATCCCCCTTTTGCTTATTTCAAGCCGGGTTTCCGGTGTCCTTCCCGGTTGCCGCCTGAATAAAAGGAGGTGAAAAAGGAATGATCGAAGAAGAGAAGGAAAAAGAAGAGGTCGAAGAGGAAGAAGAAGACACGAAGGAAGCCGGAGAAGAGGAAGAGAAGGAAGAAGGTTGA